TGTGGACCAGCTAGGACTCACGGATTGTTTTTAGTTGTGTAAGTATAACGCAATAGGCTGTTGATTATCAAGCACCTTAAAAATTAAACTGCGCAATATATCACAACTAAGCTCAACAAATAGCACGCAATTTCGCACGCATTTATTCAAGGTGCGTGCGATTTCTGTCACGCCTGTCTGCCGTAATCGCTATTTGGCGCAAAGATAATGTTTGTCAGGCGTTTTTCTGACAAATAATATGTTTTGCAACATATTTTGCAAAAATAATTTTGAATTTCCTTGGATTTTCAAATAAAAGGCAGTATCTTTGCATTGTAATTAAGAAATAAAGTAACAAACAACTAAAAACAAAACAAAAATGAAATACTTCGCAGAATTTACAGCAAACAACGGTTCAACAACAATCTCAGAGCCATACGAATACACGAACAAAACCACAGCCATCAAAGATATAAAAAGTATTGTGAGGGGCGAACATTTCCACCAACCCTACAATAGCTCTAAGTACATGGTCTGGGACAGCGAAGGCAAAATAATCGCCTCTGGCTATATTAATGACAATGGGTGGTGGTCAATAAACGAGGACGAAATTGGTACAAACATAAACGATAACTTGTAATGCTAACATCAGACCTTAAAGCAAAAGAGGCTATCTACGAGGTCGTAGAGCCTCGCTATTTTGAGAAAAGTGTTTCGCTCTCCGAGGAGGACGAGCAAGGTTCTATATACGATTTCTTGAAAGGAATCGGCACAGAAGAATACACTGAATGGCTCGCCGAGCACGAGAGCGACTACTATTTTGAAGTCGTTCGTGTAGGCGATACTTACTACGCAATCGCAAACGAGTATTACACCACTCCAGCGTGGGCGGTAGAAATCGAACCAATTAACAACTAACAACCACAGCCCTCGACATCACGGTTAAGTCTGCAAAAATGGACAAAGTATATATATTGAAAAAAAAAATTACATTCATCCAAGGTGTTTTTACATCTAAAGAGGCCGCTTTTAATGCTATCAAAGCTGATAGAGTAACGCAAACACTTCGCGGCTATGACGGAGAAGAAGAGTTTACACCAACTGCCGAAACGGTAGTACTCGGGTGCGACATATACGCACATTACAACGAGTGCATAAACGACCTGATAGGTCTTACCATTCCTGCAGAGGACCGTGTTTACTCAATAAATGAGTACGCTGTAAGAGGATAATAAAAAGCCCCACCTTCACGGGTGGGGCTTACCACGAGATTTACTCTCGATTCTTTTATCTACAATAGTAGAAATTATGCTCATTAGAGCGTTTCAATCCTCAACCCTATCAAGGGTTGACGGTGCAAGTATAAGCATAATTTTTACAAGTTGTATGATTAGATTAAAAAAATCAGCACATGTACAAAATAATAAGGACGATTGACCGCTACCCTCACGTAGTGATGGAAATGGTCAATATAACTACGGGAGAGAGGTTCTACTGGGCACTCGGTTCATATCAAGCCGAACTGCTCTGTGCCGAATATCACGTCACCGACTTAAAGGGCGTGATACTTGACGAGCTGCCACAAAATGGCGGCTTGTTCGACTATAACGACATAAATAAAATATGAATAAAACATGAATAATCTATGAATAAAAGCACCTGGGGCGGCAAACGCCCAAACGCAGGCCGCAAAAAAGTTGGTGATGCCATACTCTATTGCAGCATACCGAAGAAAGCATTAGACGAAATTAAGGCAGCAGCAAAAGAAGAGAACCTTGCAGTAGGAACATACCTCGTAAAGAGGCTCGGATTATAGCAAAAGCGTGACAGGGTGTCACGCTTTTATTCACTCAAAACTCTGCATATACCTCCATATTTTATTGCAGGGCGCATCTTCATCTTCAAAGAAAAACGCATGACCTGTCTCTATAATCAGGTCTGGCGTCAACGTCTTGCACAAGTCGGCATAAGCCGCATTAAACGCTACATACTTGTCGTAGTCCGTTACACAAGGCTTAAACTGCAACCCTTTCGTAGCTTCAAGCACCTGCTCCATGCTCCAGTGCGGCCCATGATGCTCTGCGCCGTCTTTAGTAGTGTAGTATATGCGGCTGACAGCTTTCTCTGCACTTTCCTTGTCAAAGTGCTTGCACTTGCCACCACCCTTGCAAAATACCATATATAATCTTCCCATAATCATCATTTCTTAAACTCGTTAATAAAATCGCGAAGGACAGCACCAAGGCTCTTCACCTCGTTTTCAATGCCCTCAATCCGCTTGTCTTGCGCCCGTTTTTCTGCGAAGGCAGGATTAAGTTCCTCCAACAACTGGTTACAATTTGTCACCGTTTGCTTGTGTCGCTCAACCTGTGACAATGCCTCCTCGCTTGCAGCCTTAAGTGCTTCCACCTCTCTTAGTATGCCTTCCTTGTCGGTTGACAATACAAGATGCCCTGCGTACGTTATTGTTGCAGTTTCGGGAATTGTGTATGTCTTGGTCGCACCATCTGCCTCAATGGTTATGTCGACCACAAGGCCAGTCGGCTGCGCGCCAAAAGCCTTGGCTTGGCTATTGTCGTAGCGTGGAACTGCAACACTCACGGCCTTGCCTTGGTAATACCTTGCGCCCTCCTTGTCAAGGAAATATATCGGATAACCGATTTTTATATCTTTGAATAGCATTATTTCAACGTGTTAGTAGCACGTGGGGCAATCACCTCCCCACGTGCTTGTTATTACTTCTCTTTCGACCTCTTCCGAGACCTCGCGAAAAAGCTATTGTTGTCAACCTTTTCGTTGGCGTCAATAGAATGGTCATCAGTGGTTATTTCCGTTTTGGAAATAGCCCCTCCTCATGTCGTTGCAGTTGTAGTCTTGCCCAAAGCTGCAATCAGTGCGGCAGTCTGGCTCTGCTGCGACAACTCCAATCTCGCGTCTTGATACTTGCGGTCAATGTCAGCATACCAATGATTGTTCAGCGCATCAATTATGCGCTGCGTGTTGTCCTGTCCAGCACGAATTACATCGCACTTGTCTTGCGACATCTGATAGCCAACAGAGCTGAATCCGCGCTCCACTGATGAGTTTACAAAATTGAGGCTCTGCTGCAAGGAGTTGGTCTGTCCTTGTATTGCGAGCTGGTTCTCGTAGCCCATCTTGGTGATACTATTCTGCGTGTTGCAGCAACAATTCTGAATTGCCTGGATAACTGCCGCATCACCTCTCTCCGCTGCGTTGATTACGCGCTCGGCAGAGAAACCTACCTTGCCGCTAACGTTGTCAATAGCGGAACGAACTGCACACACTCCTTGCTGCAACTGGTTGAAGTCACAATTAAGGTTCGCGCCCAGTGTGGTTAAGGCATCGTTATTACCTCTTATCGCCTGCATCAGCAGGTCGGAGTTGTGGTTGTCAGCCATCTGCGAGCGCAAAGATTGGATTTGGCCCTGTATCTCGGCATCTTGCAGACCATTGCGATTGTTGCCAAACCCGAAGCCATTGCCACCGAACATGGCGAGGAAAATAAGATACAAAAACGGATTGTTCAACCACTGGTTAGCACCTCCAAGGCCACCGTTCATCATGGCTGCCAAGGCCATAGGGTCATTGCCCTTGTTGTTCGCCATTGCCGCATAAGCAAGCGCATCATTACCTCTGTCGCAACAGATTACTTTCTCTAAATTGTCCATGATTATGAATGTATTAAGTCGGTCGGGGAATATCCCCCGATACCGCAAAGATGGTGACAAGTTGCTTGTGAGTTGCTTGTGAGTTGCTTGTGGGTTTTGTTAGTTGTTTGTTAGTTGCTTGTGGCTCATATTGGCAAGGAAATCATTTTCCTTACCTCCTCCCTCATCACCCGTGCAGCCAGCCCCTTAAGCCTGTACCTCGCACTATTCTTAAGCGAATTAACCCTCTGCTGACTCATGCCGCTAAGGAATGCAATATCACCCTCGCTCATACCAAGCTCCATCAGTACGTCAACAAGCACCACGCGCGCAACCACACACCGCTCAGAGCGACAGTTGGCAAGCGCGTCAAAGTCAAGGCCGCTGGCTTGCATCACGGCTTCAACTGCACAATCAAAAATCTGTTGTAATTGTTCCATTGTTAAGTAATTTCGTTGTAAATAATTAAGCACAAAGGCAAGCACGGAACACATCACCATGCGCCCATGCTTGCCAAACAACCCAACAAAATCACTTATACTTACTATATATACTGTAATACAGCAACACGCATATTACTAATATAAACAGACCGCCAACGGCCCGAAGCTTCCACCTTGCAGGAGGCTTCTCAACCTTTGTCACCGCATCACGCACCGTAGCCTTGTGGCTTGTGCTGTTTGTGCGGTGTGCGCGGCATGACACATGACTGCTCGCACTAAGAGCGTCCTTGTTGTGATACACGCTTCTGTCGCGATACACATACTTAGTCAGCACCTTGCCAGCTGTGTCCACTACCACATAGGTAGTCATGCGGTCCGTCACACTGTCCACAGTTTCCAAATTGGAAATTGTCACAATCGTATCGCGCACCATCACACTGTCTGTCTTATACACTATCAGCGTGTCGTGCGTGCGCTCCATGCTCTGCACCACCTTGCGAGCGCAACTGCTGTGCAAGACAACTGCACAGAAAATTACGATAAAAAAGCCACCAATTCTACGCATATTCTTGATTATATTTGTTATCTTTGCAGTGTTTAATTCCCATATAAAAAAAGGCACATCCTAAAGTTGCACTTAACTGCCGCACGAGTTTTTTCGTGTGGCAGTTTTTTTTACACAAACTTTCCATAGGCAAAATGGCCAACCCGATTAAGCCACCCATTAAGGTTCACTTTCTGGCTCGGATTCTTGGCAACAATAGCTCTATAAAAAGCTATTCTGTCCTGCTTCAGCGCGCCAAATAATGGCAGCGGACTACGCGTATTAACCGCCTGCAAGGTCTGCTTGCCCATGATGCCATCGGCAGTCGTTTTAACTATCCGCTGCAAGTGCGTCACGGCCGTCTTAACTCCGCTGTTATAGGCCCAGTCCACAAGAATAAAGGCCACGCTCTTGTCCTGTATGTAGTCAGCCTTGCACTTGTCCCAGTAGAATTTCTTAAAAATGTACTCCCACTCCGCATCAGTAATGCGTTTCAAGTCCTCAACCGTCTTGTTCTGTCCATACACACTGCGGTAAGTGGCCAATGTCACACCCTTGTTAGTCGGCCCTCCCTTGTCAGCCTTTCTGTTACAATAGCCGCCCTCGCGCTCCAGCACAAATGCCGCTAATTCTTTCCAATTTTCCATACGTCTAAACTTATTTTTCTTACCTTTGTAGGTGTTAATATTTTTGTTTTGACATGGTTATGTGATGGTTGGTGCGTTGGGAAACGCGCCAATTTTTATTCAGTTTTGTTCTCACGTTTTTCGCCATACACCTTAGTAATACCAGCTGTGACAAACAAACTTGCCACGCTGCCTACGAAAGCACTAAGCCCCATAAGGTCGGTGTGTATTGTGTTACTGTTCATGACTTCCCATATCAGCACAAATGCCACACAAAGCAACAATACACACCCTATCAGGGTAACTGCGACAAGGAAAAACGCCTTGCTGCTGTGCCCACTGTTCACACGTATCAGTTCCGTGATATATCTCGTTAATCTCATAGACCTATTGTTCAGGGTGATTACTACTTGCACACAGAAGTTGTGGAGGCTGACGGTTTGGGCAACCAAACACCGTACACTTTTGGCTCTCCGCATACTGCTGCTTCACAACCATTTCTGCCATTCCCTTTTTTAGTCGTGCAAGTTCATCGCGTTGCTCATTCAACTGCACATATAGCGCATCAATCTTTCCATTCAGTTCCTCTTCGTGCTTCACCTTCTCATCATACAACTTCTGCCATTGTGCGGCATATTGCGTGATGTTGTCTGCCTCGGCCTTACCTGCTTTTGCTGATGCTTCTCGTTTCTTTGCATCATAAAAAAGGAATACGCCAAGCACAGGTATAGCTACGCCTGTCATGATAGAACTGATAGTTTGTATTATATCAGTCAAAATTCGCCCTCCTTTCTCCTTACATAGGCTTCTATCTCTCTCGCCAATTCAACTATCTCATCTGGCTTTATGTCGCCGCGAGATGCTGCTATCTTTACGCATTCTATCCTAATTTCTTGCAGTCTGTTCATTATAATCCGAGTTTTGCTTTAATTTTATTCAATAGTTCTTTGTCCGCTGCCGTCATCACACCAGCCTTTGCAGTTGTCGCAGCCGAAATGCTTAATTCTCGCGTGCCGCCAGTGGTAAAGATGGGTGTCACAATCTTTACTTCTGTGGCGGTAGAGTTCTGCTCGCGAAGTTCAAATGCGTCAAGCCTTTTGTACACGTCCCACCTCATCAGCCCGTTGCCGCCAAGCCATACGTTTGGCAGATACACTTGGCTGTAACTTGTCTCGGCCTCGTCATTAGCTCCGCCCCAGTGCTTAATTCTAAGAAATTTTTCTCTGCCTCCATTCTGGTATATCCACATTTTGCTGCTCAATATTGTGCGAGGATTATCGGAATCACCTTGCGAATACACGTAATTTACCGAAGTGCCTTTTGCGCCACTCTGCACTGTCGGGGGCTTGATTGGTGTCATCGGTGTGTTCCAACTGCCCCACTTGCCGCCTTGATAGTAACGAACTGCAATAATCAAGTTGCCAACTGTGTTGATGGACGCAATGCTCGTCTTTGCCGAGTTGAACGTGATGCTGCCTTGTATTGTCTGCATTAACACGCTGTCACTAACATTCAGATTTGCGAACGTTACGAACAGCGGAATGCCAAAACACTTCATGCGGTGCAAACCTTGTGCAGTTTCCGCGCCAAATGCGTCAAGTTCTTTGTTCAGCGCATCAATAGTAGTAACATTATCATGCGCAATGAGCCATTCTGCGGTATTGGCCAAGGTTCTGCGCTCTGAGGCATTGACAAGTCCGCTTTTTATCGTAGAATAGGGTATGTATTTATTCTCCCCGTTATCGTTTATCACGACCATCTCGTTGCCCGTCAGACTCGTGTCCTGCGGTAGCGATTTCAATACGTCTTTTAGTTTTACTGTTGCCATAATATTTAAGTGTTATCCTATGTCACCGCCTGGGTTAGAGGGTTTTGTAGGTGTTACTAAGTTATTTTTCCACCCAAATTGGTTTAGGTATTTTTTGTCAAATATTGGGTCGTTCCGTTTAATATCAATAGTTTCATTTGATACTTCTTGGCTTATACTGCCTTTTTCTGCGACCCAGTAAAAACTTCCATCACTTTCTATTGCACCAGTCATAACCGCGGTTGTTCCATTATGAATGTTGTAAGAACTCTGCGAAATACCATTGCCGCCTTTTACCTTAATTTTAGAACCATACGTTTTTACTGCTATATACCCTGCTCCTGTCTTGTTTATAATGTAGAACTTATAGTCAATAAAAGCCAAGCTTTCCGCATAATCGCTTGCTTCTTTGCCATACGGAGGCAGATAAATAATCGGATTGGTTCCTGGAAGATACGAGATTAAGAGTATCGGATTGATACTAAAAAAACTCGGCTTCCATTTGGTGTCACCTTTATCTTGAAAAAAAACATTCTTCCATTCCTCTTCATTCCTTATCTGTGTTAACCCCTTTAGGTATGAGCCTTCAAGCAATCCGTTAACTTTGCCACTCTCGCAGATGATATTCCCACGAAACGAATACTTCTCGTTCTTCGGGTCAATTATCACACGGCAGATGTCCTTGGAGATGCCATACAGCCCAACAACATTCGTGTCCTTGCCGCCAAGGTCAAAGCCCTCACCGCTCATAGCGATACCTGTAAACTTTCCGTCTGCGTCCTTTGTGCCAAATGCGGCATTCTTCGCGGCCACATAGTCCACACCAAGTTCGGTGGTCTGTCCGTCCCACTGGCGCACCCATGATGGCATATTTATCTTGTCTGCCGCAATGCCTGCAATATCGTTGTCGCTCCTCGTCCATGCACTTGCAGCTTTGCCTAATTCGAGCTTTGGCTCTGATAGAAATAAAGCAGGCACAACAAAATTGCTTTGAGGTATTTGTTTCGTAATAGCGCGGAACAAACAAAGGCAGGTATCTGGCAAATTGGCTGCCGTCTTGAATGTCACGGTGTGGTATGTCCACTCATGTATTGGCGAAAATTTAACAGCACCATCTTTTGGCGTGTCTTGTTCCTTTCCGTCAACAATCATCTTTTCAGTGGTGTCAACCATTGTAAGGCCGTTTGTGTCATATGTCCACATATAGGTATATAGTGGTTGCGCAATGCTTTTACTTTTTAGATAAAAAGAAAGCGTGTACCAAGTTGATGGCGCGATTTTGCTCTTGACATTTTGCTGAAAAAAATCAACATACGAGTCAGGAGTCGGCAAATCTCCATTTATTTTGAATGCAGTTTCTATCTGCACCGCGCCATGTCCGTTCAAACCGTCAGACCTCGTACCTTTCAGTTCAAAAGTTTTGTCTGTGGTCGGCACATTGTCAAACGTTTCTTGCTTGAACTCTGTATAGTCAAGCAAGTTTGGGCGCATATCCTGCCCGTCCGCACCATCTTTCCCAGGCGCACCGTCTTTCGCCATATAGCTCACGCTGTAAGAATACGTGCCATCGGGCCATTTCGTGCGCGTCCACAGATATTTGCCCACTTCCGATGGCGGCACGCTGTTTAACCATGTCCCCGTTGGCGCATTAACTCCGCTGCTGCCTATCTGATAGGTCACATTGCTCTTGCTGTTAGCACCCCACTTTATCACTACATCGCTGCCTATCGTCACAACACCAGTTGCAGGGTTGTAATCTATCGCACCTTGCCCAAGGCTAAAGCTGCCGTTCTCCTTAAAATGGTAATTATATTTTCCGCTATTGCTGTTAAGTGATATTATTGTACCATTTCGCAAATACAAACCAAATCCACCACCATCAGGTATACGGCCTAAGCTTGCAACTATCTTGCCCGAAAAAGACTTGGAGTTTACGCCATTGAGCAAGTCAATAGTCGGCACGCCGTTTTTGGTAGCATGGAGGTATATCGCATTCTGTCGGCTCGGTTCGGTTATGTTGCCATACTGCACAATCTCGTCACCAGCCGCAGGCAAGTTCATCGGCACATCGTTGCTCTCCACAAATTCCGATTCTTCTTCCTGCTTGATTTCGCCCACAAACTCGCTTGCCATAACGGTAAACCAACCCTCCTTCATGTTTGCGCTCTCAATCTTCACCCAGTAGCCCTTTATGCCCTTGGTCACGCCATCAGAACCTACCTCCACACGCTGGCAGCGTATAAGGTCATTCTTCACAAAGTCGCCATATCCGTGAGTGGCTTCGCCCTCGAGTTTTATGAGGTAATATTGGTTCCCGTGTTCATCGGTGCGCAGACTCACTTCCTTTACCTTGCCGCACGCCTGGCTGATGCCGAGTGAACCGCATATCGCACGCACTTGGTCTATTATCAGCTCATGCGCTATGAAGGCTTTGCGCACCTTTACATTGTCTATTTCAAGCGTGTATTCTGGCGTTTCTTCCGAGCCGCTGTTGAATATCTTCCACCCATGGCCCATGAAGTCCGAAGCAAAGTATTCTTGCATCTCGCACACCACCTTGCCGAAAGCGTTAAGCACCTTGTTGCCTGTGCTTCTCGCGCTCCCCACAAATCCGTTAAACCATGTGCTAAGTAATCTTGCCATATCTCTTATTCAAAATATTCTATTATACCATCTGCGGCAGTGTCATTTCCGCTGTAACCGCTTGCGAACATTGCACCAGCCTCGAATGTTATCAGCCCTTGTGCGTTGTCATCATCGCGGCTGTGAAGAAAGGTGTTCTTCATACGGAGAGCAGAATACACGTTATCATCTGTTTCTTTCGTTGTGTCGTTTGTCTTGATGATGTAGACCGATGCTCCACCCGATGTGCCTTCGCTTACGAGTGTGCTGCCGCCAATATTAAGGCTTACTTCGTTATTTATCTCCTTCTCCAAGTCCTTGAACTTGGAATAGGTGGCCTTCTCGCCAATGATGTACGTAGGGCTGTCATAAGGTATGTCCATCTTCTTTTCGTAGCCCATTACGCGGCTTTCTCGCTTTCCGCTGCGGAATAGTGCAGCGTTATACATTGTCACTCGTCTGCCGAGGTCAAAGTCCCATGCGTTTTTCGCGTCAAGGTCGCTGCCGCTGTAATCTTGCACTATCTCATTGCCATAATCGTCAACGAGTGTGTTGCCGCTGTCATCGGTAATGTTTGTTTTTTCCCTCACACCATACGCTATATCCGAAAACAAGGTACATTCGTAGGTATTCGGGTCAATCATCATTTTCTTGATTTGCTTCTGCGTTTCCTTTGCAAGTTCCTCGCGAGCATTTCTTATTAGTTTAAGGTCTGCAATTCGCGAGCTGTCCCAACCAGTCAGTATAAATTCGTTTCCCTCCTTTGGGTGCATTGACTTGTTCGGGAGGTATAGACCGCCATCGAACTGCTTCCTCAGAATGCGAAAGAATTGATGGTCAATGGTTGGCGTTGTGGGCGTTTCGGAGCTGTTGAACTGCACATCAAAGGTCAGTCCTGAGAGTGGGCCAGACTGGAAGATGACTTGCATATTCTCACCATTTGGCAGTTGCCATGCTCTATCAAAGACAAACGAGTTCGTCTTGATGTAATATTCGGTGTATTTCTCGCCTGTGGGCTGCTTGTTCTCGTCCACCACATTTTGCAGTTTGTCGCGCACCTCCGTTATCTCTGACTTGGTGCGAGGATAGATGTCATCGAATACAAGCACTTTTTCAACAATCTCTCCGTCTTTGGCCTCTTGCGTGTCTATATATCCAGGCGATGGCAGCGTTAGTCGCGTATCTGCGAGAGCCTTGATTGCCTCTGCGTCTTGCTTGTTTGCTGGGAAGAAGTGTGTCGGAAGCTTCGCTTCTACAAGGTTGTTAAGCGTGAATTTTTCACCACCTTTAAGCGTGATTGCGCTCTTTGCAATCTTGAACATACTCGTATGTACATCAAGCGTTGGTTCGATGTATTGTGTGGTGTTATACCATATAGCCTTTGCTTCCTTTTTCGTTTTAGTGAATGTTATTTTGCATTCCGCCTGAGTGTAGGTGTGCGCTCTGTTGTCCGTGAATCCTATTTCCGCGTTAGAATCTCCTATTGATAACTCGCCCGATATTCGGCCATATCCCGTAGCTATCTCAAGCACATATTGCACGCAGACTTCTGTATCTGCTTCTAATTTCAGCTTTGGAAAATTGAAATGGTGTATTGCTTGAACCTTGTTCGCTCCAGTACCCATTCCGTCCAAATTCAGTGCATACTTGTATGATGCAAGTACGTTCTGAATTGTTTTTGTGCCTATTGTGAGATTGCTCCCTTTAGCCTTTGCTGCATCTGTGACTACTGCGTAGATGCCTCCTGCTCTTAAGTATTCTTTATCTTTTTTTATGCTGCCTGCTGTCCATTTCAAATTTAGTGGCAACATACTTAATGTGTCAGACTTTTTGTAGAGGAGCTGCTCCTTATACTCGCCTTGTATCAGTTTTACGCTGTTTGCAAGTTTTACCTCGAAGTAGAATACTGCAGGTCTGTTCGTGAAGTTATCATTATTGAATGTTGTTCTGTCTATCGCAGCCTTTCCAAAATTCTTAAATGAGTTATTATCTACCTTTACCTCCGTTACTTTGTCAAAATACTCGGAGTAGAAAGGATATTCGGAGCTGAAATACCAACTGTCTGTTGTTTCTTTCAGCCCCGTGACGGTAAGCTCTACATCGCCTTTATCCCAGTTTGCAGGCAGATTGTTTGAAGAGCCAAAAGCATACACGCGCGTTGCATAGTCTGTTTCGCTCTTAGACCCGTCCATGCTTTCGACATTCTTGCCAAGGATAAAGTCCACGTTCGTCCCCTCTGCGTCCTGACATTTGCCGAAGTGTATCACGTTTTCTATTACCCACCATTCAGTGTCCCAAGCCTCTGCTATCTGTGCCAGCGCATCAATGTAGTTGACAGACGAGTAAGATTGCGTTTTGACCTTTTCCAAATCATCGCCATCAACCTTATGCACTTTATACGTGTATTCGTCTGTGCCATTATAGCGCATGCCCTCCACATCGTTAAGGCAGCGCACAAGGGTTTCGACTTGGTTTTCGAGGTTGGCCGTGAGGTTGAATAACGCCTCCAGCGTGTTGTTGTACTTCGATTTGTACTTGTACATTCTGTTCTTCCACGCGAAGTAGTATGCTTCGAGTTTCAGCTCATACTGATAACCGCCCGTGTTGCTGTCGTATGTTGGTGATTGTATCTCTGTGACTTGATACACCTTGTCATGCCACGTGCAATACGAGCCAATGGGAAAGAATACGGGTTCTGCGAGGTTGAAGTGCAGTTCCACGTAATCTTCCTTCATCAGCTCTTTGCGTTCTTTGCAACCAACAAAGATGTTGGGCATATCGTACAATAACTTGCCTTTGGGGCTGTATATTGGTAATGTCATTCAGAGTGCAGTTTTATCGGTCTGTCGGGTTCGGTTCAAGGAACTTGATTTTGATTGTTCTGAAGTTCTCTCTTCTGTAATCCGTGATTTCTTCAACCTTACGAAAAAGTAGCTTGAATGTCTGCCCGATTCGTCTTGCCTCAAAGTTAATCATACCGCTTCGCAATACGCCAAGCATAAGGTCTGTATTAGCTTGTATCTCGCTGTACGTACTTCCCTCAAGTAAAAAAGTGAGTGAAAACTCGCGTTTCTGCACCTTTATACTATCCGAGTTTATAACGAGTCTTACTCCATTTTCAAGGCGACTTTCGTTGCTTATTACTTCTTTCGTTTCCAAGTTGCCTTGCAGTGTGTTGTAAGTACCTTTCAGAGGTTGTGCCTTATAGTTTAACCAAATATCCTTTCCGTTGATTATAATTTGTCCAGTCATATTCTTATATGTTACGCGTGTTCTTTTCTATTTTCGCAAGTCGCTCATTCATGCTGTATAGTTCATTTGTGTTCTTTTCTATTGCAGCGAGATGACTTACAGAAGTACGTTGTATCTCTATTGAGGTGTCGTAATACTCATTTCTGCCTCTTTCGATATTTATCATCTGACAGAGGCTGTCATTTATCTTGTCGTATTTCAGCGTGTCAATGAGTTGATTATCACGTATCTGATACAATGCTTCTGTCTGTGCCAATGCGCGGCCGCTAAGTTCCTCAATGCTGCTCTCTGACGCTGCCGCGAAGCCTTTTGTTTGCGACCCGTCACTTGCTTCACCGCCAAGCCCGACATTGTTCAGTGTGTCGTTTCGCTGATTCGTAAAGTTGTTTGACGCTTCTTCCAACTCTTGTTGAAACTGGCGTGCATGCTCTTCGGTCAGTTTTCCTCCATCGGCCTCTACTTGCTTCTGATAGCGTTCCGTAAAATCCTTGGTCCACTCTTCGACTGCTTTACCCATAGTGTTGTCTATGAGGGCCTTTCGCATCTTGTCTTTCACCGAATTAGCGAAATCGTCCGCACCGCTGTTCATATCTTCGAGAACCGACATGAAGTTGGAATACATATCATCGAACTTGATACCTGTCATCTTCTCTTTCGTGTCCTCTTGAAAGTCTTGCGTAGCCTTCTTGCATTCAATCAGCTTGTCCAAGTAGTCTTGCATTTCCACGGGGAGCTTCGCCCAGTATTCGCCATTGTCTGCGCCCTTGGCTGCTACAAGTTGGTCGTAGCTGAGGTTCGTTAGGTCAGACACGCTGTTAATCTGCACGCCTGCCGCTTGGCTCATTGCTTGCAAGCCCTTTGTTCCAAGGTCGCGGTCTATGCGGTAACCGTAGCTGTGAGCATTTGGTTTCCTTATCTTAAGATAACTTTCTGCGAGTTTAGTTAATGACTTTTCTTCAGCCTTGTACAAGGCTTCAACTTCCTTGACTTCTTCTTTCGCATTGTTGCCGAATTTTAGGTCAATATATTCTTGCTTCTTATCTATAAGGTCACTCCATATACCCGACAGTTTTTCGTAATGTTCAAGTTCGTCTTTCCATGCTTTCATGCCATCGTTAAAACCGAAGAAATACGCCATACTTGTACCAAGGCTTTCAATCGCATTTGAAAGATGTAATATAATTCCGAATACATCACCACTCTTTAAGCTGTCGAATGCAGCGACCGCCTCGTTTGAACTCTCCGCGAAGGCATTCATACCTTTGGAGAAATTTGAGTCCTCATCACCCCATTTCTTCGTTAATTCGTTAAGAGATTGGACATTCTGATTGACGCCTTTTATTATCGCTTCGGTCATTGCAGCCCCACTTGCGCCACTGCCGCCCATCGCGCCCTCTGCAGCTTCCATGCCCTGTTGTGCACCTTGCATGGCTTCCGCTGTTTGGGCTGCACTTGATGCCATGTTTGCGGCTTCGCCTTGCGCTTGTCCAAACCCTTTGAATAAGGATTGGAATTTTTGCCCGAATTGCGACATATCGCCACCGCTCTGCTGGAACATATTCAAGGCTTGTGACATATCCATTCCGCTGAATTGGTCAGCATTCATGTTACTGCCGCTGTCCTTTAAGAACGCATTAAAGTTTTGCCTACTCTTGCTTAATTTTGCATCTGCGGTTATCTTGTTCGCTTCGGCTTCATAATTGTTTTGTTTCGCCTTATCAAACTCTGCCTTTTTTATCTCATAGTTTTTCCTTAGCTGTTCATCTTCAAGTTTCTTGCCTACAATCTTGGTTACGAAATTGTCACCAGCCCATAAAGTCTTATTCTTGTCAATTTGTTCGCTTGCTTGCTTGTATTTTTCAACGAACTTGGCTTTATCAGTAGCGTTCAGCTTGTCATCTAACTGGATAATGTCCCATAGCTGTTGCTTTACCTTTTCAAGGGTGTCGTTGCTTAATTTCGAGAGGTCTCCAAACGCATTCATCCAGTCGAAATCTTTCATCTTTTCCTCTGCTTCAAGCGCAGAAACGGCTTCATCGTGCTGCTTCTTAAACATAAGGAATTGAGGTGAGTTTTCGTCAACCCCCTGCGTATCATACAAGAACTTCTCCTCCAACGCCTTGCGTTTCTCCAAGAATGTTCCGTACTTCTCGTAATAGTCATTCCATGCGTCCTTTGATTGTGACACCCAATCAAGTTGTGCTTGGGCATTCTTCCTTAGCTTTTCAATTTCATTTTTACTTGCTTCATCAGTGGCCTTCTGCAATTCTTTTTCAAGAAATTGAATATCGGCCCTTAACTTCTTCATTTGTTTCTCTTTATCAGAGAGGCTGTCATACTCGGCAAAATGCTCTTTTATTGCAGTCGCTTTATCCTTTGAAGCATTATCAACTATTTGGCTCTTGCGCTTATTATAGACAGCGGAAATATTGGTGTCAGATAACACTTCGTCTCTCCACTGGGCATCTGTCTTTTTTCCGTCCTTTGTGTTCTGCCAAGTTTCACCTTTCTTGTGATTTCCTGCTTTCCACAATTTTTCTGATACAGATTTTCTATTCTTTATAATCGCATTTAGCCAATCTTCTAACGCCTTTTCTTCTTTGTTCTTGTTATTTTCTATTTCTTTAATCTCCTTGTTGAGAGATTCGTCCATATATTTTATGCTATCATCAGTAATTTCTTGCTGCATCTTAGCAATCTCATTACCTTCTTTTTCTTTAGCATCTTTCTGAATTGAAATTCTGTCAGATTTTATTTCTGCGGCAGATTTTGTCCTTGTTGTTCCTTTCTTCCCACTCTTTTTACCGCCTCCAGTCTCATTACCAGCAGATTTATTCAACTTCTTTTGCTTATCCTGTGCCTTTGCTTTGAGCCCGACCAACACCTTTCGCAATTCCGTCCTATCGTCAGCAGCACTAACCTGGGTTTTCAGGTCCTTGACTATCGCATCAATCGCATCATTAGAATGAGCATTTTCTATTTGGTCAGTGTATCTTTTTTTTATTTGGTTCAGGTATTCCTTTTGAGAATTCTGGCTTGCTTTCGTTGTTTGCTTTTTGCTTGTTTTCTTCTGAGGCTGGTGCGCATTTTGCTTTGCTTGTGGTGTTATAAAAGGCCCATTATATGGTTGTTTCGGTTTATTCCATGGAAGATTATTGTTGCTCGGGAAATTAGAGAATAATCCATTTGTCTTTTGAGGTTTATTCCCTTTCGATGGTGCATTCCTGTCGAATATCGATTTAATCTTCACATACCATTGTGTGCCAGACAGTTTTGCAAGCAAACTGGAGAGTGTATTAACTTTGTTCTTTGCTATGTCTGCATCACTTGCATCTACTTTAGGCTTCGCTTTCTTCTTGTCTAAGTTGTCAGAAGCATTTGACGCCTTGTCGTGTTCTTCCGTTGCTTTTTCTGCGTCCGAAGAATCTACTTTAGGTTTCGCTTCTTTATCTCCAAGGTCTGAAACGCTTGTGGACGCTTCGTTGTATTTCTTAATTAAATCTTCAACTGACATCTTCGTGATGTCATTATTTGCATTCTGCTTTGCTGCTGCTCTGTCACTATCTTCTTGAACCTTCTTTGCATACTGCGCCTGCGCTGTCATCAACATCGCAATATTGTTTAATCCCGATTTCGCATAATCACTAAATCCAGTCTTAAGGTATGTAATATCAACTCCCATGTTACCCATCTGTCCCTTGAATGATGAGTACATCTGAGATAATAGCTTATTCTGCTCGCTTACATTTCCGTTGGCTTCTTTCCATTTAGATGCGTACGATGTGATGATTGATGTAGCAACAACAGAAGCCTGCTCTGACATCTCTGAGAATTTTTTCCATTGTTCTCCGACTTTAATATTAGCTTCATACATTTCTTCCCCTGGGGCGAAATCCCTGTGCATTGCATCTTTATCTATCGCGTCCCAACCGCTTGAAAAAGATTCTTGTAATTTATCCTTTAGGTCTTTCGATTCTTTCTCAATACTCTTGTTGTAGCTCTCAAGTGCATTAGCATTTATTCTTGCTTGACCCTCCTGCTGAATGAGTTTAATCAGCTCAGCCCTGAATTGGTTTACTTGCGATAATTTGTCTTTTTCTTTGTCTATCTTGATACCATACTCATCGTATATGCCGCAAAGTTCTTCTATGCTATCTTTGTATACTTTTGAATTTTTGTCAACTGAGTTAACGACTGCGAGCAGTGTCGTTGCATTTGATTGAGTTTTTACTGCTTCTTCACCGAATCTCTTTACATCTTCTGTCGCGTCTTCTGTACTATCAGAGAAAGCAGAGAATATGCCTATACCGATAGAAATAGCTGTAAGAGCCATTCCTATCGGGTTAGATGCAAAGGCCGCTTTAAGGCCGTTGAATGCGGTTGTCAACTGTCCAGTAGCCCAAGTGAGTGCTTTTGTTGCTAAGGAGTTCGCGGACTTTGATGCGGTGTCTATATTCTGCTGAACTACCTGAGCCCTTTTGGACACTGAACTTAAATTCGTTGCAGCCGTATTTTTTGCTGTTGCCGCTGCTTGCACATTAGTTGCTGCTGTTTCTTTCGCCTTAGATGCAGTGGAAAGGTTATCTGCCGCTGCTTCTCGTTGTTTCGTTGCTGCCGCCAATTCTGCTTCTCCTGCCGCAAAAGCCTCTGCGTCACCCTCGTTGAATGCAACTGCAATTTTTTCGTTTATTGCGTCTATCTGCTCGTTTGTGGCATCAACAACATTTTTCGCATCTTCTACACCAGCTGAAGCAGAAGCAAAAGAAGATTGTGCTTCCTCCCATGCCTTATTAGCTGTATCGAAAGCGTCCTGCGCTGCTTGTACTTCTTCCTCGTGTAATGCTTTTAGCTGATTGCGTAATTCTTGTATTTGGTTCGCCTTGTTAAGGTCTATACTTCCACCTTCCACTTGCTGACCGAGGTCATTGTCAAGAGCAGATATTCCATTCTTTTGCTGTATGAGCGCAATTTCTTGTTCAAGGTTTGCAATTTCTTGACTTGCTGCGGCATTATTAACGGCTGCAACTGCTGCCGTTGCAGCCTTATTCATTCCCCATGCTGCTGCAATACTAATTATAACAGAACCTATCTCTTTATAGTGGTCTACCATGTCAGCCGCGAGTTCTATGGCCCCACCAATAGCACCTTCAGACTTCTCTCCAATCTCGTTAAACATCATATCTATGTTATCTTCAAGATTAGCGAGTTGTCCTGTCAACGTCTTACTCTGTGCTTCCATAAGGCCACCAAACTTGCCGCCCTCATTAGTTAAGTCCTCGATAGCTTTTTGGACTTCGGGGAAACCGACCTTGCCTTCTGATACGAGGTCTTTTACCTTGCTTTCTGATACACCGAATTGCTTAGCGAGTTCTGCAATCATAGGTATGCCACGGCCAGTGAATTGCATAAGGTCTTGAGCATAGAGTCTCCCTTGACTCATTGTTGTGCCATACAAGTAGATAATGTCATTAAGAGGAATTGACAGTCCTGCTGCAATGTCACCAAGTCTAACAAGTGTTCCGTTCACCTTATTTGCCTCCAGTCCATAGGCTAACAACTGCTTTGCTCCATTTGCAACCCCCTGCAAGTCGAACGGTGTAGAAGCCGCTGTATTCACCATCTGTTGCATGAGTGCAGAGGCCTTCTGTTCGCTTCCGAGCATTGTGTTAAACGCCATTTCTATCTGCTGGAATTGCCCTCTGATATTGGTCACGTGAGAAGCAAATTCTTGTGCCGAAAAAGCAACACCGAAACTCGCTGCAGATTTCGCAAGAGATGCAAACATTGCATCTGCTGTTGCGCCAGCATCTTGCATCTTGTACAATGTACTCACAAGATTTTCGCCCTTAGAACTGGCTTGTGAATAGCTGTTACCAAGGTTCTTGATTTCCGCTGACGTCTTAGCTGCGTTGTTGGCCTGTTTGGCCATGCCTTCATCTGATTTTGACAAATTGGACGTTATAAGCGAAACGTCTGACGAGATAGCTTTTGCCGCATTGTTTGCTTGCATTTGCATTCTCATCAAGGCATCAATGAATTCATCTGCGCCTCTCTTTACATCATCTGCGTCAATCGTGGCACGTATGCCCAATGCGCCATCTATATCTTCTGCCATATACTTTTCTACATTAAGGACGAGAAAAAGCTATTCCCGTTATCGTTGGTTATATAATTCTTACTTGGTTTTGGTTGGCTGTTGTGATTGTTTTCTGCTTCGTTTTCCTCTTCGTCAAGTGGCTTAATTCCAGGGATTGCAGCGTTAAGTAGTATGAGGTTAATGTAGCTCCGCTTGAACACGACTTCTTCGTAGCTCATTCGGAAGTACTTCATTATCCCTCCGATGAATCCCCACGGAGAGGTGCTTCGTGAGTATTCATCGTCACTTCCTTTGCGCCTCTTAGGAAAAGCAAAGATTGAAAAAAAAAGGGTGCATTAAAACTTTGCGAGCAGAACGAAATTACTTGTTTATAGCGTTTCATCGTTGTATGCTTACAAATGTACCAGCCAAACAGAAATCTCGCAACAGACGAACGAAAAACAGCCTTTACGACTATCTTTTGCAGCGTTCTTATGTCCTGATGCGCTGAAAGCATCTTCTCTATCGCGTTAAATCGGCCTTCAACTTCTAATTGCTTGCACTCTTGCACCTTTTCGCCAATCTCCCATATCTGAGCCAAGGTGAGAGGGCGAATGCGGAAAGGAATGAGTCCGAAACGAACCCAAATTGCCTTCTCCGCTAATACTGATGATGTCTTATTTTCTTGTTCCATAGGTGTTAAAGAAAAAGCGGTAGCGGCCCAATGTCGCTACCGCTAAAAATATGATGGTGGGAATTTAGCTATTCTTACTTACTGTTGAATGGTCGTGGCCTGTATTGCTGCTTGTTGAACCTGCGTTTGGTTTATGACGTGCAGAAGGCATTTCCTCGCCAGTCTTAACATCGAATACAGCCTGTTTCGTGCATTCAATGTTGATGTTCGGGAAACCACTCTTGCCAATGCTTCCACTCTTTGTAACAACGAGTTTCATGTTAGCCCATTCGAAGATGTGCGATGGAAACTCGTCTGTACCCTTTGTGGTTATCTGTACGGCATGATTTTGTAGCTTAAACTTCGGGTCTTCGACAAGATAGCCTTTATCTGCTCCTTCTGCAGCACCCTTCTTGAAGCCAAAGAAGAACATATATGCTTCCTCGCTCATGTCATAGACCTGAACAGTGAAGCCCTCAGAACCTGCATCGCTTTGAAGCACAGCATAATAATTATCACTGTCCTCTACTTCGATATTGTTAGTAGATGGGGCTTGGTCGTTGAAGCTAAGCGAGTCCTTTACAATCGCTCTTAGCTGAAATTCACTCCAAGCTGTAGGGAAAGGTGATTTTGCTGCAACAACGGGTTGGGCTGTGGCATTACCAACCGTAGGGCTGTCTACAAGAGGGGCAAATTTTACGCTTTCTATACCCCATGCACCTGATTTGTTAGCCATATCGTTTTCTATTTTAATTCGTGAATGTTACTTGAACTCTTATGTTAATGAAATGTGTGCCGTCAGTGTCTTTAATACAATTACTATCACTTTCTATATTATACCATGCACCACCAATTATAAGCTCGCGTTCATCGTCCTCCGTGTCTATATTTCGACATGGGACAAGGCTAAATATGCGCTCACTCATGCTTTGCAGTTTTTTTGTATCGGGCTGGCTGTCAGTCATGTCGGTTGCGTGTAGATTAACGTTTACAATGCAAGAAGTATTGACTGCTCTGCCGTATGATATATTCAGATAGTTCAGGCAAATGTAATCCCCCTCGAAGTTCGTAGGCTTTTCAAATTTGAACACCTTAATATCGACAATATTCTTTGCGATATACTCCGATAGGTTTGTAACGGCCTGCATTCCATTCATATAGTACCTTTTTTGATGTCTTGTTTTAGTTTGCTCATCTTTTCGTCAATAGAACTTTGGATAAATGATATAACGTTGTAGCCTTTCGCCTCTACATAGCGCGCGTATTCCTTTCCAGCGACAATTACTATCTCCCATGTTGAGTTACTAATTGACATCTTTGAGATTGCGCTATTTGCGGCTTCTTCTCCATCTTCACTTCCTCTGCCATCGAAGCCACCTCTCACGACTTCTTTGCCTTGGAAACTGATTCTAAAGCCTATACTTCCTCGTAGACCGCGAGTGTGGTCATCATACCCTCCGCTTGCGCGTGACGGATACGTATCTCTGGCCATATTGCATGCTTCTTCTGCGATTACTTGCAACTCACGCAATATACGCGTATCGGGTGCGGACTGTTCGCTTGCCAAATTACTTGAACCTAATTTACGCAAGACTTCATCAAATCCAAATGCTTCTACAGCCATATCTTTAACCATTTACGCAAGGTAACAAACCCCGAGACTCTACACATCATGTCAATAGAGCCATCTTTTTTTGTTATCCTTACCGTTTCATTCGCTTGCGGTATCAGCGTTATATCTTTAGGCTTTCGCATGATTACGAGATAACTGTATACATAATCCGAACCGTCATTGCCCTTAATTTTGGCTGCTGACGAGTTCGGTGTTATGATACATTTACCGAGGTCTATCTGCTGTATTGTTTCAGTCGGGTTTAATTGCTTATCTTGCCCAACAACAACACGTTCGAGTATTATTTTATCCTCTAATCTCATATTGATATACAGCTAACAACATTTTCACTATCATCAGCAAGCACAAGGTCTGCGGATATTCCAGCATCACTTGCTATTGCTTGTATAGATTTTTCCAATTTGCTTACCGCATAAGTCTGCGATATGCCGCCTATATTTTCCGCTGCGAGCACACGCAATCTTGACAAACATAACATCGAAGCAAGTGCAACACACTTCTTGCCTTGCAGCGTGTATTCTGTTTCTGGAGGATTTTCGCCGAAGCGTTCACCTGCATCGATAAGAGCCTTATCAATGCTTTCGTCTGACACACTATATGGCTCAATAGTGGCCGCAACTGCTTCTCTGTTATTCATAACAACCTAAAAACAACAATGAAATATCAATTAGTTCGTCTTATCCGTTTCGAGGATATACAAATCTTCCTTGCCAGTGAATACGGGATTCGCCCACATTTCGTAGTCGATAAAACGGCCCTTGTCGCTTCGCCACATACCAACATGGTTGTCATCATATACTGAATAGACCTTGTTCGGGGTAGGGTCAATCGCTTCGAGGGGGTCAGAAACCTTAAGCACAGCTACATTGTCCGCGCACTGGAACACAACTCTGTCATCACGTGTCATGTTGATTGACGTGTCGTCTTGCAACAGACAGTATCTATCCTTTTCTATAGTAATTTCAGGCAAAAGAATTGTCTGCAAGTACTGATTTACCTCGTTGTAAGATACTCGTGCGTTATTGACTTCTACCTTGCCAAGTTTCAGTGTGAACACATCTTTGAGTTCCTTGGCCTTGCACATCTTGCGGAAAGTACGTGTTGACATACGCATCTTGCGCACCACCTTGCCCTTAGAACCGAGATAGTCTACAATCTCCTGAATGTCGCTCAAAGGTGTTGCAGTTTCCGTTCCCCATGCTGCGACCTTGGCCTTAAAACGCTTGACACCAAGGTCGTATGTGTACGACACTGGCGACTTCTTGTTATTAGTTCCGTCTACGGTCTGCGTGCCGTTGAACAAGCCCTCGAAGTAGAGCATATCAATACGCTTGTGTGGAGCAATTACAGCCTTTTCGAATGGGTCAAACAGGAACTTGACGAGCTTGGCGTATTCCACCTGCTTTTGCTCTTGTGAGAATGTTGCTTCCTTGTCCTTGTAACGGCCTTCAAGGTAATAAAACTGCTCCAGTCGGTCGTTATCCATCTGCCACTCGTCTGCGATGCGGCTCAGAGAACCCATCAACATATTTGCAGTTGGCATCTGGTGTGTGGGCTTCTCTGCGTCCTTTGCAATGATTGAACCGACCATTGCGGCAGCATATTCAGCGAGATATGCCTGATATATCTTTGCTGCGCAATATTCCACAGAGCGAATTTCACTCTTCCATTCTGCGATATAGGTAGAGTTCTTCATCTGCTCTTGAATGAAGCAGTCAAATCGCTTCGGCTTCTCAAGATTTTTTATCAGTGAATCCATATATGTTCTTTTTTTATAAGTTCTTTTATGTTACTTAATCTTGAATGCGTGACGCGAGGTTAATGCGGCCTTGATAGCATCGTTAATTGGATAAGGAAGTGTATCTTCCTCAATCTCGTAAGCCTGCAAGGTCGGGGTACAACTCTGCATACCATCAAGTTCTACGCTCGCATAATTAAGGCCGATAACCTTTGCGGCATTTCCGTTGTCAAGAACCGCGTCCTTGTCTGCTTTCTCTGCCAACGCTGCAACTGTAACCTTGTCAAAGTCTGCATTGCTTGTGTCAATAGCAGAGATTGCAGAACCTGCAAGGCTGTCGCCAACAGCGAGGAGATGGCCCTTATACACCTTTACCTCTGTTGCTGATTTATCTGCTGCCTCGTAGACCTTTGCTGTCTTGCATACACTTACCTTGCCTGACGCTGTAAGTGCCAGCGGTGCGCCCTTTGGCAACCACTTCAATGTTGCAGGGAGTCCAGTCTGGTCAAGATTGAAACCGCTCTGTCTGCGCACACAAGACTTCTCGTCCCATACGCCCTCTTGAATATTGGTCGGTTTAGTTTCTTTGTATATCATGTTTTATTCGTTTTGGTTTTTAAGATTTTGCAAGTGCTTTCTGTGCATCTTGCATTTTCTTCGCGAAGTCCTCATCGCTGTCAGGCTCGCCACTATTGCCCAATGGAATATCGGCAAATCCGAGCGATGATAATATCGCCTTGCGCTCTTCCGCATAATCCTGCTCAATCTGTGATGCAAGTGATGCAGCATCTTCCTCTTTTTCGAGGTTGTAACGACTAACGAATTTAGACGGTATGCCTTTTAGTTTCTCTTGCCCTGCAAGAATGCCGTTTAATCTTTGGCGTTCTTCTTTCTCCTTGTAAGGCTTTAAGGCTTCGTCAATGCCAGTCCTAAGCATCTCTGCAACTTGCTCCTTCGTAAGTCCTTCTTTTGTTGGATTCTTAGGTGGTTCTGGGTTCACGTCTGGCTTAACATAGCCTTTGTATTTGTTTTCTACTGCAGATGCGCATCTATTACCGAACTTCTGCATGATGTTTACATAGGCCGAAACACCGCTTGCTGCGTTGTTAATATCGTCTTCGCTTGCATCTTCGCTGAGATTTTGGCCAACAATTCCAGCCAACTCCTCCAGTTCTGTCTGACTCAACCCCTTGTCTGCATACAAGGTCTTAAGTGCGTTAAATACTTTCTTGTTCATAGATTTAATTGAATTATACAATAACAAATGTAGATAATAAGAAAGCCACACATCTGCGCATTATTTGTTTTTCTTTCGATTTTGCCGCAAAATATGCCTTTGCAGCATTGATTTCACAGATTTGGCCGAGTATGCATCTGTATTACATATCCGAATTACTGACAGCCCAATTCTTCTTATGCAAGCACTTCTGTTGTTGTCAAGCCGCTTTTGCTTGTCCGTAAAATGGTATTTACCATCGACCTCTATGCAGGCGTTCAGGGCTGGAACATATATGTCTATGTAGAATGTCTTACGGGGTGTCTGTATCTTGTACTGGCGTATGAATTTCACGCCCAACTTGTCCAAAATTCGACAAACAGACTTTTCTGCCGAGGTTGACTTGTTTAATAGCTCATTTCTGTAATCTCGCATAACTCGTTGAGTTTTACGCGAATATAGAAATATTTCGTTAGATGTGGAAAATAAAAATATATTAAACTTATAATTTTCTTATATCTTTATTTTGTTAGAATATAATTTTGTTATATCTTTGCAACGCAATTAAGAAACAAAGTAACAAACAACATAACAAAACAACAATGCTTACAGATTCAAACAAAATTAAAGAACCAGATATGACTGGTTGGAGCGAATGGCGCAAAGAGAACTACAAGAAAACTCAGATGTTGCTCAAAAAAAGATACAACTTCGGTTGGAGAAGAAAATAAAACAACTTAAAACAAAACAACAATGAGACAGCAAATTCTTCCAGTAAGCAAAAAGGAGTTATACGAAAAATTAACTTTCGATAATTGCGGAGAAAGGTTGTACAACCAATTCACAGGAGAAGTCAGAAATGGCAGATTATCAGTAGTAATAAGCCGCTGGTATGACAATAAAATATTGGTGTCATATTGTAATGATAATGTAGACCACACAATAGACTCTTCATTACATTCTTCTGTGAAGAGCCTTGTAAATAAAGTTTCAAAATATCTTAACATAGAAAACTAACATGAAATATTGCACATTCAAAGACAACAAAGCGAGCATCGTTTACGACGATGGGTATTTATTCAACCCCATTTCAGGGGCCTGCGCTTACATTGGCGAAGAAGTTTTCAAAATAACCTTCTTAAACGCGTGGAGAAAGCACCTTGTAATAAAAGAGTATTAAGGTGAGCTGACAAGGCAGCGTGAGGGGTTCGATTCCCCTCACACCTACAAAACAAGCGTTTGAATAGGGTACGGGCGATTCTTAGAATTTCTTTGCGCTTTCCCTTCAAAAAAGCAGAAAGTAAACCTCAGATAAGAGTAAATCCGAAAGCTGTGGTGTTAACCAGCCGTGAGATAACACGTTACAAACCGAGAAAACGTATACCGTACCTTATCGTTACAAGGGTTGAGCAATACAACTAAAAAGCCGTAGGTGCAATCCAAGCACCATTGTAGAGAAAAACCGTATACAACAGCGGGCGGTCAGGCATACCGTGGGGTGAAAGAAACACCTGACAAAAAAACTCGGCTCATCTGTGGCGAGCTGTGTTTGGATAGCCATAGAACGTTCTTGTTTGGCGTGAACAATAAATAAGCCAAACGTTGAAGCTAAACGTTAAGATGCTTAGAAAAGGAGATACCTCTGAATAGTTGCACGAGTGCATAAGTCAGACTTATCCCAGTTGGGAGCGAAACGTACACCTCGCACTTTGCTGTCACAATTCGTTGGGCGATAACGTTAAGCGCATTTTTAATTTAACAACAACAACTCTAAAATATATAACACAATGGATAATAAGTTTTTTGACTTCGAAAAAGCAAAAGTACAGACAATTACACTGGAACAGCTCGAACGCACGCACAAGGAAAACGATGTATACAATAACCCTTTGAAAGGCATCTATCACTTCCAGCTGCTCAACGAAGTAATTAACATGTGCAACGAGCAACACTTCAATGTTGAAGTGTACGACTTATTTGCAGCACAGAACAAAGATCGCGCTCAGCCTGGTGTTGTGCTACTTCCGCAGGTAGAAGCTCAGTACGGAGATAAGGCGGTAGAAGCACACATTTTGAGACGCGTTTTCGCAAACATCAGAATAAGCGATTTTGATGACAGCGAGAACACTACGAATATCGCTATTGCATTCCACCAAAAAGGCATTCAGGCTGGATTTGGCAATATGGTTAAGATATGCCATAACCAATGTATGCTCAATGCGAGCAATTACATATCAACGTATGCCGAAAAAGGTGCTGGGCGAGGTGATAAGATTACCGTGCAAGACGTACTTGATGTTATCAAGTCGTGGCTCGTTGATGCACGCCATATCATTGTAAGCGACAGAGAGCGCATGGAACGTATGAAGAGCATAAAACTCACGGCCGAGCAAGTATTTACGCTGATTGGCATGCTTACAGCTATCCGAGTAAAGTGCGACACATTGAACAAGGCTATCAAAGAGCCAGTCGTTTATCCGCTCAATCAGGCGCAAATTTCGCGCTTTACAGAGTTGCTACTTATAAACTACCACAACACAAATAAAACAACAGTATGGGACGTGTATAACGCTGCGACAGAGCTCTACAAAGCCGACAGCATGAATATACCTGACATGCTGCCACAGAATAGAGCAATGGTCAAGTTCCTTGAAGAGCAATACTCAATCTAAACATATCAACCTCGCGAGTGGGTGCAAGGCCCACTCGCTTATAACAAAAAACAGCTATGAACGAAGAAGAAGCAAAATTGAAAGAGGATAACGAATACATCATGAAGTACCAAGATGCTTACATACACGCTAAGAATTGCGGCCTTGAAGAACGTTTCGCGAAAAGCTATGCAAGGACCAAGGCTAAGAACCCACAAGCGATAAGGCACATTCAAACGACTAAAGGCACGCTTGAATACTTTATTGACTGGTCTTGCACCGAGGGCAGCGTAGTAATGCTTGATGCTAAGACTATTTCATTCTATTACAACGCCAGATACAAGACGCACCCCGATGCCGATAGATATAAGACTTTCTTTGATTATTTCGCAAAAAGGAACGAGGAAATAAAAGCTAATTGTGACCCACAAGAGGTGTATTTCTTTGAATACAATAACTGCGAGTGCATGTACGCTTGGGACGGTGACAAGGAAGCCTACGACATAATAGTCGAACTGTGGGGAGAGGAGATAGCAAAAACAATCACACGAATTTAATACAACACTGCTGAAATGGAAATAACAGTAAACATACCAAAGAACGATTATGTTCAACCAACAGAAGTACGTCAAGAGGTTGTACAATACATTTGCGATGCGTTTCTCAGCACTTGCGTCTGGCGCATATTTCACCCAGAAAGGCAAAGCGCGTACAGGGGCAAGACTCTATACGTCATGGTTTCTAAACGAAGTGGTAAGGCCTACGGGTTTGGTGGCTACGAAGCACTTGACAGTGACGTTAATATCCGATTTAATGGCGAGGAGATGAAAGCAGCCTTTAAGGCTCTTCGTAATGCTGGATACCACATGTTCCGTATCTACGAATATGGTTCGTGGAAGGGCTATATTTGCGACAAGAAGCCTTTCTATGATGGTGGAACAGAGGTAACAACATTCAACGACTTTATAGATTAAAACGACATGAAAGCAAAAGATTTTTTGAAAGACCTGCTTCGATGGGATTTGGCCACTGGTGCAACCTATATGAAGTCATCATACGAATTGAAGATAATCAGTGGCGAGCTTAAGCCAAGGTCGCTGTATTATTTCTCATTCAAAAAAAGTGACTTGATGGCCGAGCCTGACGTTACGCTTACTTTAGGCGGTGGGGATATTCAATATCTTTGGGAAATCGATTAAGTAAAAGAAACAATGGAAAAGACTATCACTCTTACTTCTGACGAGTTATGCCGCATAAAATTGGCTATTATAGATAAGATTAGCGACATAAAAGAATCTGCTGTTGCATTGGGAGGTTACAACCGCATTCCCTTTGCAACTAAAAGAATGAAAGAATATGAGCAAATACTGAATAAATTGATGAAACTATGAAAGCAGTGGATATTCTTATCGCTATGGTCGGCAAAGACCTTAGAGAACACCAAATCGTACTAGGAAGCCAGTATATGATTTTAAGAAAAAGAGGCTACAGAGTGTCTGTTGTAAAAGGCAACTTGGAGCCTATCTTATACTACAACTCTCCTTGTTTGACTTCATTTGAGTTTGAACCCGATGTCATAGTAATGATTCAAAATCAACCGAACTATCTTTGGAAAATTGAGTGGTAAAACACACAAAAGCATTCCTTGCAACGGCTGCCGCATTTGCAAGGAATGCTATTTTTCAATAACTTTGCAACAAAACAGAATATTATGAGCAAGATTGATTACTATCAGATAGCCTTATATAAGGCTAAAGAACTCGGGTACGATACAATCAGATATTGTGGAGAACGCGATGGGTGGAAATATTTCAATATCTTTAATTGGATAACAAGGGGGCATAAATTAGGACTTCCACATATAATCAAAATATCAGCCGATTGTAAATCTATTATATTGATTCAAGAAAGGTCTGAGATATTATGGGCTATCATGCAAAAAAAATTACATGGTTCCTGATATTGAGGTTACAACTTCCCTTCTCATTAACAACTTATCAATTTTCAATATTTCAAGATATGCGGCTTTATTAAATTCGTTAAGACTGACAAAATTTCCATTCTGTGGGTCATATATAATAAGTTTCCCATTCTGCAGCCTATCCGCAGTAATTATGTGCCCATTATCTACATCGTAATTTATACCAACATGATAACGGCCAACCGTTTTCATTTGCTTTTCTGCTTTGCTTATCAAATCTTCGCCTTTTATTATAGTCGGACTTGGTACTTTACCCGTCTTGGGGTTAATCCAAGCATCTTCAAAATGTTCACCTAACTGAAATTGTACACTATCCTTTTTATTTGAATACCCCAATGCTGTAATATCAAGCCCACGCAATCTTGCTTCATGTACAACAACACAAGACTGACAGTTATCTTGATATATGCCGCCTTTTCTATAGTTTACATTTGCCCGTCCATTATTTGCTTCAAAGAATGTCATAGGGGCAATGTTTTTTGTTATCCCCATTTCTTTAGCAATCTCCTGTACATTCTTCTTTTGCTCGTCTGAAAGTTTAATAGGCTTGCTATCAGCATAATATTTATATGCTTCATTAGCTTCTTTTCTACCGAGTTTTACACCCATATAGCCACGCTTAATAACCTGCTTTTCCTTCCACCCAAGCAAATCACCAACGACTTTCTGATTATCCCTCACGAAGTAAGGCAGTTTTCCGTTCTCACGCGCCTTGGTTAACTTGTCAGCATTGCGCTCGCACCATTTAGAAAACTTCTCAGGCACGTTCGGCACAAGGTTGGGGGACTTGTAGGCTTTATACTCTTTTTCGGGCAGAGAACGCAAATATTTCCACTCCTCGCTATCGCGGTCAATCAAGATTGATGACATGGAGCAGCGACAACGTGGGTGCCAGCCTCTCCACATGAAGTCCTTAGGGTAATCACCTGCAAGCTCATCACATATATCCTTCTCTGGGTGATTTGCTGACAGTCGAATGCGAATGCCCAACACGTATGGCTCACTACTCCACCTTTCACAATTTGCATAGTTGTAGGCCATATTCGTTTCTGTGATAGTCAGGCGCAAGGCATTTTGACGCGCTGAACGATATACGCCAGTGCCGACACGGGCCAAGTCCTCTTTAACAAAGCGCACCTTGCCTTGCTCGTCTATCACCCGTCTGCGCCATTCCACAACATCGCGTTTTGTACCGTCTGCCATGGCCTTTTTGAGGTGATAACGTCTGTACATCATATCGGGGTTATTGAGGTACTGCCGTATCTGACGGCCAAGGCTCTCTGCCGATATGCCTTGCTTGATGCCATTTTCAAGAACTTGCGACATGGCGAGTTCAAACTCCGCCTTTGTTTGTTGCGTGTAGTTCCACACCCTGTCAGAAAGGTTGAGTCCACCATCGCGTTTCATTCGGCTGTTGATGAATGCCTTTGCCGTACTTTCGCGCCAATCGTCAACCTCCTTGCCCTGCATACGCGTGTATGCTGACAGAGCCTTTTGCTGAATGTTGGCTGAGAGCAGAACAGCACGCGTTATGCCCTGCTTTATAAGTGAGCCAAGAGTGCTGCTGTAAGCATCAAGCAAAGCCTGCACCCGTTCTTTTTCGGTCGGGGTGCAAGCCTTTGCTATTGTATACAATTCATCAGGGCTGACAGCGTGAACAGAATTTGATGTTGCCTTTGTCAGCTCTTTAATAAGTTTGTCGTATAGCTTCTGCAAGTCGCCTGATGCTTGCAGAAGCAATTTTGTCAATCTCTGTTCAGCGGTCATTCCGTGTTCCAGTTATTATTCTTCTCCAGTTTCGTCCTCCTCTTTTGTCGTGCCGAACAAGGCCATCTTCATTGATTGTGCGCTCTCTTCTTGTAACTGCTTGATTGTTTCCTCGGGATTGCTCACAAGCGGATTAAGCCTTACACCATCTTCTTGCGACATGGTCTGCTTGCTCTGCGTTGACAGGTTGATGAGTTGCAGCATCTCCATCTCGTTTTTCGGTATGTAGGGCGTGAACACTGGCGTTACTTGCAACTGGTCTGCAATACGCTTGGGTGTGGCTTTCATGCTTGTTGCATAGCCACTCTTCACGACATTAAACCTTCGCGTAAACATCTCGCCAAACAGTTCCTCTTTCGTTTCGGCCTTTAGGTGTGGGTCGGTAAACATGAGTCGTATTGCCGCTCCGCTCGTGTTGTTACCAAGGGTTTTCATGTTCTCAAACGATATGTCAGGCGTCTGCGAATATGAGAATATGATGTTTGTTAGGTTGGCTACCTCCTGTCGCATACTCTCGGGAGCAGAGTTCCACGATACGACCTTCATGTCAGCATTTTCGCCCTCGCCTTGGTATACACGGCCAACCTCACCTTTCTCGGCAAAGCCTTTCATCTTGCCCTTGAAGAAGTATGTTGGCGCACCAAAGTAGTCATTCACGTCACCCCAATTTGAAAGCAATTCTTCCAGCCGCTCAATGATTGGTTGCACGCATTCCCATTCGGTTTCCTCCTGCCGATAATACACCACGGGGATTTTACCAAAGCCATGCGGTTTTGCGTCAATAAGTTCAAGGTTTGCGCCATTGTTCATGTATCGGTACACGAGGGTTGACGTGTACACATCGAAATGGACAGTTGTATTGCCGAGTTCGTCCTTTACATTGTACTTGCGCGCAAATCCGTCCATACGGTTGTAGTCATCGAAGTGGGGGTACAGAATATCCCCATGCAATGGTGAGAGCAGCATTACACGCATTTCGTCCTCCTCGCCATCTTCGCCCTTAACGATGTACCATAGCTCCGCGCATTCGCAACAACGGAACAACTCGCGTGCAAGCCGCTTGTCGAAGTAGTCTATCTTGTTGTATTGCAGAATATCCATTACGCTGTCATACAACTCTTGTTGCTGGCTGTCTGCAACCCCCTTAATGTTGTATTTAACTGGTTCGGCAAGTAAGAAGCCAACATCACGTTCACAGATAAGACGCTGTGCTGGAACTGCAATACGGCAGCGGTCTACATACTTTGTCTTGTATAGCCAATTCCCATCATTGTCTCGCTTGTCGCTCTTTACCTTAAGTTCCTTTTTCTTGCGCTTTGTCTTGTCATAAACTGCGTGCTGCATTGGGTTATATTCCGCTTCTGTTACATCAAGAGGCTTTTTGAAACCTCGTTTGCGTGCTGTCAGCAGCGTGTAAATCTGCATCGGGTCGCCCAATGCCATTATCTCTCTTATTGGCTTCATGTTTATTATTTTCTCGTATTTGTTTATTACAGCATATCTATAAAATCATCGGCTTCTATGCCGTTACTATTCTGCCCGAGCAGTTTATCAAGCACCACATAACGTATTGCGTCTATCGCGTGGTTGTAGGCGTCAATAGGCTCATTCAGCCACTTGCCATCTTTATTCTGTCGGTAGGTGTAGTTTCTGAACTCTTTCAGTACATTTGTGCTTCGCTTTGTCACGCGTATCTTTAGCTCTTGCATCTTCTGTATTCCAGCCATAATTGACCCTTGAAACTTGTGCACGGGGTGAATGTCAAGCCCTGCATTCGAAATTTCGTCAATCAGTCGCGGGTCGGCACTCTCAGATATTATCTCAATATTTTGTCCGCATTCGCGATTGGCTTCCTTGTGCGCTTTCGCTATGTCTGCAGCCAGCATTTCCGTGCGGTAGCATACTTCATCAATCCACAGCGAATTATCGTTAATATACACGTCTACAATGGCCGTAGGGTCGTTCGTATAACCAAAGTCCATGCCTCGGTAGTGATGCTTCTGATGCCAGCGAGGTATCTCGTCTATCTCTTCCACATTCTCAAATATCAGACCCTCTACCATAGCTTGCAGACCAAGACCGTAGATGCGCCATAAGGACGGGTTTTTATATTTAAGGCTCTCTATCTCGTCAATGACCTTTTGTTCAAGAAATGGGTTATCTTTGTAAGTCGTGATGAAATGATAGGTCTTAGGCTCTTTGTTTAGCGTGCATAGCCAGTGGTCATCAGAGAATGATGGGTTGTAGTCAATGATAGAAAATTTAGTTGTACGCATTTGCAGCTGCTGCCATTCAATGAACTTTAGTTCGTTGCCTTCATTTACGTACAGAATTTGTCGCTTACGACCGCGCAACTTCTGCTCGTTGTCGCACGAAAAAAACTCAACCCATGAGCCATTCGGGAAGGTGCAAATCAATTCCGACTTGTTAAACTTGCAATCGCCCCATATGTGCATATCTTGCATTACTGTTATAAAGTCACGAAGAACAGAACCTTTGAGCGATGGCAATGTAGCTCGAACCACTGAAACTGTCGTATGTGGATTATTTAGGCAATACGAGCACAGCCAAATAATTGTGTTGTACGTTTTCGATGAACGGCTGCTTCCTTGCTCGCTGACTGTCGTATAACCCCGAATGTAGGCTTTGTTAATCTCGGAAAAGATTCTTGTTGTCTGTATTTTATTCTTCTTCCTCTTCATTACCGTCCGTATCAACCTTATCTCTACTATCAATGATTTCAACCATCAATGGTTCGCGGGATATATCCTTTCCATTGGTAGTAACATCAAGTTTCTTCGGGACGTAAAGCCCTAACAACTTTCTTCGCTCTATAAGCATTTTATTTATAAATTCAAGGTAACGTATATCGCCATGACAATTCACGTTCTCAGACATCTGTTCCATCTTAACGGTCACAACGTTCTCACCGCCTGACTCCTCTGAAGGAACGCCGACTTGTCTACTTTGCTTCTTGTCGTAATCAAGTTTTGATTTTTCCCAGGCTGCCCAAGCTTCCTTAATCAACTCGTCAATACGCTGCAATTCGAGTTGGATATTCGCATCAATGCTCTTTATCCTCGTTTCTTGCCACTCTGCTAATAGACGATTAACGTCCTTGTGGACTGTCTGCAATGAATACGTGGGCAAGTCAAGACGAGCCATGACCTCCTCACGTATCTCACGGAACGTATACCCACGCTTGTACAACTTGCTTATAATATCCATGCGGACATATTGCGCGTGCCTGTAATCGCACATCTTCATCTTTTCTTTTATCAGTTTAGCCATTATTTTTCACCTTTATATTGATAGATGAGATTTCCTTCTTCGTCTTTGCCGACTGGAATAATAATGCCTTCAAACATCTTGTACGGATTCTGGCCATTTTGTGGATTATTCCATAACCAACGCATATATGCAGCCATCGTCATGCTGTTAAACTTTGCACGTCTTTCACAACTGCACGTATTGAACCCTTCCGCTTTATTCCATTGGTACTGATGTAGTTCTTCTATATCTTTCTTAATGTCAGACCACCTTACAAGCCCATCTTTTGCATGCTTGGCTATTTGCAAAGCTTCGCAGAATTGCCCTTTTGAGTAATTCCATGTTGGTGGCAATCCACAGCAAGAGCCATTGTGACAGAGTTCTTTGAAGTGTGCATCGGATACGTAGAAGCGCATTCCGAGTTCATCACATAGATGCTTCATGTTCTTGAAGAATGGCTCCTTAACCTTTCTGTTAAGGCGTAAATAGCCAGTAGAAACGCTATACTTCTTATAGAACGCCATAAGGTCGAAGCCTGCTAATTTGCTGAGTGTTGGCATATAGTGTTTCAGCGTGTTACTTCGCTGCTCGACACAGAAGAATTCTGTACTGAGTGCTGTTGCGCCCCTTTTGGCTGCTTCTCTGATAAGGTCAAGATACGTTTTGGACGAAACGCCAACAATGAATGGGCGAAGTCTTAAGGTTGCCCCACCTGCATCTGCTTCGGCTATTCTTCTGATAGCTTCAAGTCTTTGCAAGGGTGTTGGCACACCACGTTCTATGACGTGTGCATCGTGTTCATCAAGCGTAATAATGCTAAACTTGAAGTTCCAATTTTTCTGTCCGCGAATTAGCTCCATGTAGCGTTCATCTTCTGTGAACCATGCAGCCTTGGTAGAGAAGCACAGCGGATAATCTATCTCCTTGAAGAAGCGCAACAGTTCCAGAGTTTTTCCATATTTACGCTCATATCCATCAAATTGGTCTGACATTCCACCCCACTGCATAACTCTTCGCTGCTTGATGTATGTGGCAAACTGTCCTGCATACTTATCTGGGTCTGTGAACATTCTCTTTATTTTCTCAACATTGACGCATTTTACGTCTTTGTTAAGATAATGCTCTTTACATGAGCCTAATGCTCGTTGAAATTGGGCAAAACAATACATACAGCCGAAAGCGCAATTACTATACGTGTCGAACGTCATAGGCATTGAGCAATCGGCTATCTCTGCTGTCCATCTTGGGCTATTATAATATTGCATCGTAAAGAATAGATTTATTGATTACTATTGATTTCCCTGTGTATCTGATTTCGTTCTTCCTTGTAGCGTGTGGCTTAGCTAAGTTTGGATATTTCTTCAATATTCTCCGAGTACAATACTCATTCACCTTATCACCATCAGCATTCCACAGCTCATGCGCACCGCCCTTAGTATGGAACGTAGCACGCAAACAGATATCATTGAAACGAACCATTTTTAAGCCATTGTTCACACACCTAAGAACAATCTCAAAATCTTCTTTGAGCGGTTGCTCTGTATCAAATCTGATTGCTTCAGGGTTAGGAAACCCCATGAAACACCCTAACACTAATTGGTTGATGCTGATAGTGTGTTTCATGAAGAAGTCATTTTGCACGGGGTAACAGCCAAAGAAAACACCATGTTGCCTTTCTGTGAATAGGAATGCGCGTCTTATTATATAGTCCAAGGTTTCTCTTTTAGTTATAAGAGTACCTTTACCGTATTTGTTTAGGAACTTAATACCGCGTACCTTATCGCTGCATATTATGAGCTTTGTATTTGGCCTATTAGAACACACCCAATCCAAGAGATTATTCTTGTTCTCGCAGACGTTTCTTCCCTTCTTGTAAAGGATAGTAGCCTTACTATCGTACTTTTCAGTCAAGGTGTTGTAATCTTGCTCAGTCTGACAATGTACAATGATTTCATCCTTGTTATAACCGAGAGAATTGAGGTACAGTAGCATTTGCTGCCTGTCTGTGCGATTGTACGTAACAATTCCCCATATTACTTTTGATTGTTCCATTGCTCTATTATTCGATTACGGAGCTCCGTAGAAGAAAGCCCATGATTACGTTTCGTGTACATAATTCTTATTCCGAGTTTCTCACACGTTTCTTTCCCCGTGAAATTCTTGTTGATATAATCTTCGCCAACGAAACGTATGTCTATCTTCGGAATGCTCCTCAGCGCGAGTTCTAAGTCTTTCTCACTTCCGAGTGCTACAGCTCTATTAACGCCCTTGCAATTAAGGACTTGGTAGAACCTTTCAAACAGGCTCTGTACTGGTACATTTTTCCATGTTCTGTCGTGCGTGTCAGCCATAACTCCGACTATTAGGTAATCGCAATATAATCGGCACTCTTGTATCATAGCTACATGGCCTGCGTGGAAGAAATCTCCAACGACAGAAGTAAAGCCAATAATCTTGTTATTTTGCATATAATAATGAATAACAGTGTTCTAATTTTCGTTCAATATCAACTTTGCCGAGTTTCTTAGCATAGTGCCAAACGCGAAAGAGATGACTTTCTTCGCACAATTTCACTGCATTCAAAACCTCTTTGTCTTCAAATAGATTGTCAAATACATCTATTAAGCCCCTGTCGTGTTCAATACCGACAAGAGCCTCGTCCAGCCAATTTAGACTTGCACGGATTTTCGCTGCATCAATAATCCAACTTTCGACACCTTTGTTAGGGCTTGGGTCTATTAAAGCCAAGCCTTTATCTGTGGAAATGATATTAAGCAGAGAAAGGTCACCATGTGAGAATGTTTTATCTTCCAGCGTTTTACAATTCGTAATACGTTCAAATATGTCAGTTCTAACACCAACACTCTCTGCTCTTTGGCTAACATAATTAGCGTAAGAAACGACATCATTTCTTCCATCAATGTGTCCTTGCTCTCTTTTCAACTCTTTTATGATATTGCGTATCATATCAGCGTTTACGCACTTTGCAGCCAGATGCCCGTCTACGTATTGCATGTATAATTTCCCGAGTGTTACAGAATACACGATTGGAGTGTAGAACAGCCCATTTTTATTTTCGTAATGTGTTTTTGCCCTGCAGTACCAATCATATTGCTCTTTCACATTGCCAGCTTGTTTAATTACAACATTCCCTACACGACAGACTGTTGCCCCTGACAATCCCTCATACGTGCGTACACCCGCTAACGAGAAATCTATTGCGCTCATGGCCTTGTCATCAACATAGATGTCGGCTAAAGGTTTGCCGAAGATAATCTCGTCAACCTTCAAGTCATTACGTTGCAGGAATGCTTCAATATATGGCAAATTCTTCTTCTTTGCCATCTCCACATCACCATTGCAACTTGCCATACCACGTGCGGTGTATATAACAATCTCAGCATCTGAAATCTTGTGTTTTATCTCCTTGATTTTTTCTACGACCGAGGAAATTGCACAAGAGTTAGAATAATCTCTGTTCTCAGTGTGACACAAGGTGTCGTCTAAATCGAAAACTATCCGCATTCTTCTCCCGTTATTTCGTGTATATTATAGACCACTTTATCTATCTTCGCAAGCCCGAGCAGCATTGCTACATCTTGCTCTCTTTCGGCTGGGTAGACGATAATAACTCGCTTCATTGCAGTCTCATCAGAGCCTTGCAACTTAGGCAACTCGTTCGGCTGTATGTCAAGACCTTGCAATTCATGCGGAAGATTGTCTAAGGAGTCACCGCCCCCACCGAATTGTTCTTCTCCTGCTTCTAAATCTACTGACGGGCTATTCCCAGTTTCGTCCGTATTGCTTTCCCCTCTTCCGAAGTCGTTACCGAAGTTCAAGCCATCAGTATTCCACACGGGTACACCCCAATCGTTAAGACTTTCTGTATTCCATTTGTTGGCAAGGGCTTCGTAGTCCCATTGTCCTGAACTTACATTGTCTTTGATTACGAACTGCTTGCGTTCGTTTTCTGTAAGTTCACTTGCGTTGATTACGAAAGCATACGGAGAGCCAATCCACTCACTCCACCATCTAACGACCGCTTCTCTCTCGCCTTGTGCTTTGTCCTTGAAGTCGTTGATTTTGGACAGCGTTGACTTAATATCCTCAATTGACATCGTAGATATTTTTTTCAGCGCGCGCAGACGCATATTCCCACCGATAACCTCATTCGTTCCATCAATTACGATAGGGCGAATAATCTGCATCTTAGGAAACACAAGGATTGAGCGTACAAGTTGCATAAACTTCTCGCTTGTAATCTCACGGGGGTTGTTAACACTCTCTTTGATTTGACTGATTTTCAGTTTTTCTGTCTTTTCTAACTTCATGTTTTGTTTGTATTATAATTGTTTGTGCATTTGCGTCATGGCAACAATTCCGCTGCAATTCGCAATATCTATTTCTTTCTTATTATGATTGCGGACCTGTCAACGACTACCACAGCAGAATATGACGCCTCTGCACTTTTATATCGTTTGTGTGCTGCGAGCGTAGATGTGTTGAACAGGTCTTTCCTGTCTGAGTCGGTTACGGCCGAACCATTCTTGAATTTTGAGCCCTTCGGTATGTATCTCTCAGAATTAGTTATTCTCTCTGTAGAGAGGCCATCTCTTGGCATTATATCACTTTTCTTCACAAGAGCAGTTAGTACAGCCCCTTTGCTATACCTTTCGGCAGTTTTCTTTTCTCTCCCGAAATAATATCCAAACCCACTCACATGAAGCTCGTTGTTAACATAATACTTACCATTTATGAGTTGTTCTACATCTTGCGGACGCCCTCCATGATAAACCTCAATGTAGTCTCCAGATTTTAACAATCTATCGTATTCCTCGTCTGAAACTTTTTTCGGTTTCCGAGATTTATAGTCTCCTAAATTATCACTTGCTTCTTTCTCAAAGATTTTCTTTGCATCTTGTAAAAGGTCATCATATTCACCGCTCACAAGGTTTAGCGATAATGAGTTCCTACGCGCATTTCTTGTTCCACCGCTACCCTTTGCCATATCTCCGCTCTTTATTTACGCTTACGTGTTCTATAACCATCTCTGTGCAGCATAGATTCCACACTGTTGTAAGTATTCTCTTCGTATGTTCCTCGTGTAACCGAGTTTACATTCTTCAAAAAGACCTTTTCGTCCAATGCTGCACCAGCGAAATCTCTAAACAATGCGCGATTTCCTAAACTTGATATTTCCACATAAGCCTTATCTAACATCTGTTTTACTCTACCCTTATTCGCTTCGGGGGCAGAAGCGACAACCGCATTTAATTTCTCTTTTACAATTCCGACCATAATGTCATGTGCTTCTTTGCGTCCTTGAGATGTTTGCCCCATCTTTTCGTATGTATGATAATCCATTCTGACAGGAGCATTTGATGATTGCGCCTTTACTGAATTATTCGTTGTTCTTGCACTCCTTGTACTGCCACTACCTTTCGCCATGTTCAATTTGTTTTCTGTTGTCTATAACTTGTTTGTCAAGCAAATCTTTCAGCGTTGGGATAGCCTTGCCCATATCCCATTCTTCCTTAAATAAGGCAGTATTCTGTGCCATTCGCTGAATAGACTTGTACTTGTTCTTTATGATGATGATTGGCGTAACGTAAACCGCACCATTCTCTTTGCACCATTGCTTAATGACCTCGCCACCGCCATACACAACGAACGTAAGGTTGTTGCCATTAGCAACACGCGTGGCTATCTCGTATTCGAAGTTCAGGGCGTTAACTCTGTCCTCGTAGCCTCGTGTGCAGAATGCGCTCCAGCCTTTCGGAACTCCAAGCAAATTGAATGCGTAGAACTTGTTAGCGACATTCAGGTCAACGAACACGCGAATGCCTTCCTCCTGCATCTGCCTTGCAACGAGTCGTTTCTTGTAGATTGCTTGCAGACCAAACGCAATAGGTGTTTCATTGAATAGCGAGAAGTTGGGTTCTACGATTTGTGCAGGGTTTTGCTGCAAAATTTTCTCGGGGTGTTCGTAAACCGCATTGAACCGATAGTCATCAGTGTAGAAATGCAGCGTTCCTGTGCCATTCATTTTGAACGTTCGCTTTTGTTCACCGAAACAGACAAACGGAATCTGGCAAGTTGTCGCTTGCATGTCTAATCTGAGGCTTGGAACCTCAAAATCGTTGTCTGTTGAAAACAAAGAGTCAGGTATGTATAGGTCGTTATTCATATTGCGATATTACGCAAAAAGGACTAAGCACTCATAATGCTTAGTCCTTACTTTGAATATCAGACCTCTTTTATTGATATATTGTGCTTATACAGCATCAATTTTCGCTTTATCACAAAAGATGCAACTGAAACAGTTATCCGACTTTTCACGTCCTCAACAACTTGTTCCCCTTTCTTTTCGTACACGAAATCCGCAATGTAGTAACACGCCCGTTCGAGCAGTTTGCCGTTGCTGTCTGTCTGCTTAGGTATTAGCTCGAACTTGACTTGTCTTTGCAGATTTTTTATTCTACCGATTTTTTCTTCCTCGCGCAATAACAAGTACCGCTTAAACTCCTTGATGCTGTCAAATCGCCCGAAAACGTTGTTTACAACCTTGTTTCTGTATTTTGCGCGGCCTTGCTTCGTCCTTGGTTCGTTCATATAGCTCATCTTACACCCGTACTACCTATCCCGTTAGCACCTCTCTCGCTGTCAGATAGCTCCTCTGCTTCCACATACTCAACCGATGGTATAGGCATAATCACAGCCTGCGCTATGCGGTCACCTACCTCGTAGTCACAATCAAGCCCACGAAACATAACGTGCACCTCACCACGGTAGCCACGATCCACCACGCCCACACAATTAGCCATGAGCGCATGATGCTTGTAGCTACTGCTACGCGGATATACGAACATCGCATAACCCTCAGGTATCTCAAACGCAAGCCCCGTGCCGAACACGACTACACCATGTTCGTAGTCTTTCCGCATCGATGTCGCCACCAGGTCAAAACCAGCATCACCAACATTCATTCGCTGCGGCATCACCGCATTCTTACTTAATTTTTTTGTTTTAATTATAAGCATCTTTCAAAATGTGTATTTTTAGTTACTGTCTTGCTCTGTGTAAAACCATTACACGCGGTCCGCACAGAGTTAGAAAAGAATTTCGGGCATCGTCCTTTGGCGAACCTCATGCAATCACCGCATTGCCCCGTTTTCTTGTTGTTTGTCATATTGCCGTAATAGTCTTATTGCCTCGTCCAAGGCTTCACCATATTCCTTTGCCGTTAATGGCATCTCGCTAATTGCCCCTCTGCGCCATTTCTGGTGCAAGTGCAGGGCGTGAATAACTTGTTTTGTAGTCATATTATTTCTAATTAAAATTGCGCCCTCCGTGGCCACGAACCACGCGCTGCCGACACCACTGCACCATTAAAAGTCAATCCGTTAAGTTTAAGTTATTAAATTGTGGCGTTGCAGAGAGGGCTTATTGTTGCTTTTCGTACTTTTGCAATGATTTCTATTGGAGATTACACCTCCGAGACAAACTTCCGATGTCTCAATCAAGTGCCGTGGCTACATTCAGTCACGGTACATTTTGTACCCCACCTCGGACACGGACCGAGTGTTACCCGACCTCGGGCAATTAAAACAAATCCAACTAAACAAAACCATTTATATTTATGAAGTAAAAAAAATATGAGGTTGGTAAGTGGGGTATGTCGTTGATTAGCTGCTCGCAATCGGTGGCCCGTCATGACGGTTGATGTCCTTCCAAAGCCAATAAACGAACAGCATTAGTGCTATTACTATCAGTAGTTTCATATTTCGTCGAATATTTTTTTAATTATGCGATAGAGCATGTAGATAAAATATATTACAAGCGCAATACTTATACCGTAATCTAATATCATACCAGGCTTTATCATGTCTTTTACTTTTTTGTGTTTGCGGCAACATAACCGCGAATAAAACCTTTAAGGCAAGCCTTTGCCATAAGTGGCGTACAAGTGCTTTGCTCGCCACACTCGTCACAGCGAATGCGGTCGGCAGCCTCACGCGCCCTTTGTTGGAGTGTCCTTTGCATCAAATTCCTTGTTTAGATTTTCAATGTAATTGTCAATTATGTGTTCAAGTTCTCTGTAAGCCTCGCTGTGGCCCTCGTAATACCCGTTCTCTCTGCCAATATACTTGCCAGCAAGGTAAGCAACGAACATACCACAGATAAACGCCACAGCGGCAAAAATCATCGCTATCATTCCTTACCCTCCTCTTATTTGTCCTTATCCAAAGGGTTCTCGCTTTACCTCATCTTCAAGGTAGGCTTTCTCCTCCTCCTTGCCCATGAGTCCCTGCACATACTTCATGTCTCTTTTGAACATTTCTATTAGGTCATGCACAGAGGCCGCTCCCTTGTATTTATCTAAGCAGCACAGAGCGCGCTCGCACAATTCAGCAAGTGCCGAATAGCACTGCTCAAAGTCCGTGTGGTCAGAGTTCTGTATGGCATTGTCTAACACTGCATACATCTCCTTTATTTCTTCTACAAAAAGTTTCATCATGACTTTAATCGTTTGTTTTGTTATTTGCTGTTTTCTTGTTCTTTTTCAATTCTGTTTCGCATTGTCTCAAACCACATATCAAGCACCTTTCGTCTGTCGGCAAGTTCCTGGTTTCTGAGCTCCTCTTCCAAACTGGCATATAAGAGTTGCCCAAACATCTCATGTCTAAGTTTCTCTATCTCGTTTTGCAGTTCGGTGAGTTGTGCCTCCTTGTCGGCAATCAGCGAGCCGTAGCAGTTCCTTGTCGCTTCATCATCGTCACGTTTTCTCTCACGCGATTTTTCGCGGTCTGTTTCAATCGCGTTATACTCTGTAAGGTAGATGTCGGCGAGCTCCGCTTTGGTGCGCGGCACGCGCTCTGGTATGTGTCTTAGCACAAATGCTGTCATGTCCTCTTTCATATCGTTCTTTGTTTAATCATTATCGAGCAGTCGCGCCCGTTCTGGCTTGTGAAATAGCAAGCCTTGTGAATGTTGTGTCTGTCACTCTCTGTATGCGACAGGGCAAATCGCAAACAAGCCTTGCGCTCCTTGCAGCCTTGCCCGTCACATGATTTAATCTTTGCCATTTTCGTCAAGTTCTTTTATCAGTTCTTCGTAGCTCTTGCTTATACCAATCAGACGCTCGGTTACCTTAGAAAGTGGGAGATAATGATACCAACCGCAACAGCCATCAGTATTTCTTTCCGAGTAAAAGAGTGGTCTACCATAAGCATCTTTTCCGCTACATACTGCTACTCTCCATATATCTAAAGAATAATCTCTCACCAAACAAGTCTGCCATCTTTGAGGAACAAAGTTGGAGTAGTCGCGGTATTTTGGGACTTCAATATGGAGGTCAAGGTCACTTCTTTCTCCTCGGAAATATCTTCCATCTTTATTCAATCGGTAGTCTCTCTCTATATTAAAATCTTTATCCTTATACAGTGCGAGGAATGTTGTTTCAATAAAAGACTCGTTGTCGATGTAAATAATGCGAACCTTACGACCATCTTCTGATACTATCCTTCCTTTTACCTCCTTGTTCATTATTTTCTTTGCAAGTTCAAGGTCAAAGGGAATCCTTTTGTATTTTGTTCGTGTCATATTGTCTCTTGTTTAATGGTTTAACTCTTATCCAATGAGTTACATCAGCTTCAAGGCTATAACCGAAGCCATAATTATCAGTACGCGCATGCTTGCTGCGAGTTGTAAACCAAACATCACAAGGGTCTTTTTCGTTGCACACAAGCACGACCTCTCCATAATCTGGTAGCTTTTCCTTAACGCTTACCCACTTGTTGTATTGCTTCTTTCCCATATTGTTTTTAGTTATGTTACGCTTTTACTTTAATTCCGTAATATTGAAAGAACAAATCTTCAAATTGCTCGGCTGCATATAGTGCTGCTTCCTCGCTGTTAAAGCACAAGGTAAAGCCATAATACGTACCCGTATACGCACCACGACGATTCGCAACCGCACAGCGGACACCCGCACTCTCCGTACCATTCGCATCAGCACAGTAGAGGAGCTGCTTAATACCCTTTCTCTGCTTCTCCTCCTCACTCATGCGCTCCATTTCTTTCTTGGAGTAGAGCACCCAGTAAGGGTAATAGCTCCAGCCATCCTTATCACACCAAACGCCATTGTTCATAGCCTTTTGAATAATCAGTAACTTGTAGAGTGCTTGCGCTTGTCTTTGCGCCTCTCTATCTCCTCCCTCACTGCCAGTAAGCAGGTGCTCTTTCATGCCCAGCTTCTCACAAGCATCTGCAAATGTCTTGATTTCGTGAAAGTCAAATACTTTGTTATCCATTGTTGTTCGTTTTTTAGTTATTGTAAAACCTCTTTCTTCTAATTCTTCTATGAGGTAAGAATCATCAAGACCGTGAATAAATTCTCTTCTACTCTCTTCGGCACACTCATAGAAGATGTTGTCAATTACTTTAGCCTGTTTGTTCTCTGATACGTAAGCGAGAATATCGTAATCCTCAATCATTGCACTTATTTCTACTTGCATATTGTTTGGTTTTTGTTGTTAATAATGTTATCTCACAAAGCAAGGAACAGAAACAATAAAACCGTCCTTTCGCAGACATTCAGGGTGGCCCGTAGCAGGCGCGACGCAATCCGTTCGACCACCCGCCTTAGCTGCCGCAAGTACCAAGGCACTCACGATGTATATGCAGCCGTCTTTAGGCTCGGGCAATCCCGTTATGTCGCCATAGCTCACTGAGCAAATGCCGTTATCATCAACCTCGCTGAAAGTGTTCTGAACTCGTGCCACCCCGACACTGTCGTATTTAGTTCCGTTGTTAAGGACAATAGTGTGGGGTGTGTAATTGTAGAATGTTGTTGTCATAGTTTTATATGTTAAATTTGAATTGTTTACGTAACTGGCTCTCCAGTGCCTCTCTCAGCGCATCAAACGTCTTTGCGACATTCGGGTCTGTCAGTCTGTTTTCAACAAACGTGGAACTCCACTTGTAGTCCATGCCCATACTCGCAATCTTGTTGCGCATCTTAAGCAGCATTCTAATCTTTTCTTTTTCCGTCATATTCTGTCATTCGTTTTGCTCATTTACTCCATAAGCCTGCGGTAGCATACGAATAGTTTCTGACCCATAGCTATCCTTTGTCAGAGAAACGAAATCGCGGACTGTGGTGCTGTCATCAAGGTTTATGCCCTTATCCTTGCAAAAGCTCTCTCTCCCCATGCGGCATGAGCCAGTGAGGACGTTGTGATAATCGAAAAGGTCGCGGTTGGAATAAGGCGTGTCGTAGTTTGGAAATTTTTTAACAAACGCCTCTATTCGCTCCTCTTCGGTGCTCTCGTCATAGATTCTCTCGAGTTTCTCTTGCAGAGATGTGAAAGCATCGTGCAAGGTGTCGCCATGAGCGAAATAATTTTGTTCCTTGACAATGTAGCAAGGCTGCAAAGTAAGGTCTCTTTTTAATATAAAACCTTGTGCGATGTTACCGTGAACTGATTTTATAATGGTTTGAATACAATCTACGAGATGGACATTGTCTCCATTCAGTTCCTTTACACCTTTACCAATACCACAGCCTATACCAGCACCAAGGCCAGAGCCGTAGCCATCGCCATAGCTCTCGCAAGATATATCGCCATGGCCAAAACCAAAGCCACGGCCACGGCCAGAGCAAGAGTCAGAGCCAGAGCCAGAGCCACTTCTATCGAAAAAGCCACAGCCAGAACCAAGGCCAGAACCATTGCCAGAGGGTGTGCCATAGGTTGTGATAAGAAATTCTTTAATGCGCGTTTCTAAAGTTTCCATGCTGGTACTCCTTCTATTGATTCGACTGCTTTGTCAGTGCAAGGAATTATCTCTATCGCGTCAAGAATGGTAATACTCTCTACCGCGACAGTAAACTTGCATTTACTTGGTTTAGACGTGCCATCTACGGCGAGCTGTGAAAGAGATGCTGCTCCTTCCCAGTACCATATTCTACGAGCGTTGTGAAGCGTAACCTCTTGGCCGTTGTGTGCTACAAGTGTTCCATACTCTACTCCGCTGCGGTCGCCGCGGATAATGACTTTCTTTCCAATGTTTGTTCCCATTTCTTTATTTGTTTTTGTTGTTGTTACCACTTTTTCTGGCAACTGTGATTGTTGTTTGTTTATCAATTCTCAGAAAAGTGCATCAGTGTGTTGCATTGCAACTAATGCAAACTTATTGCTTCGTACATTGTGTTATGACCTCGACTATTGCATTTTTTGCAACGGTCAGGTATTTGCAGGCTTATTCATCGCATTATACCTCTCTTGATGTTATTCAATTCTGTTGCACTCAACGCCCAAGGCGCATAGAGCATAATCTCGTCAATGTGCGCTCTCACGCAATGAGGAAATATCAATCTCCCGTAGGAATTCCTTCGTGTGTAGTGTAAAACTCTTTCTTCTATCGTCATGTTGTTTGTCAATTTATTTCTTACTATCGCGACATTCAAAGTAATCTTGTAGCCAGCCCTTCATTTGCTCCGTGTTGCTCAATGCGTTAAGCAGATTGACGCCAGCTGTGTTGACGTTGTTGTCGGCATTAAGGTCAATCTCCTCGTCCTTGCCAGTCACGATGCCAGCCAGTCTTGTGCGTAGTCTGTCGGCCATGCGGTAAATATCCTCCTCCACCATCACGCCAAGCAGCTTTGTGGCAGGGCAGTCCATTGCAGTCTGTGCAATGTCCATCAGCAATCGGCCGTTGGCATACTCATACAGAGGCAGCGCACATTCAAGAGCCGCCATCACGGGAGCGTCCTTAACGCCATTCTTGTAGGTTGTGTAGAGAGGTGAGCCAATGCGTCTTTTCAGGCTCTTGCCGAAGAATGGGTTACCTTGTGTCGTTGTTGTTAGGTTGTTCATCGCTGTTATTATATTATCGTTGATGGTTTATTATCGTTTGTCATTGCAGTTAAATCCCCCTTGTACGCATCTCTCGCGATAAACTCGTACCCGAGTTTCGTCAGATTGCTTTCCTTTCTGTCGCTTCGTTTAGTTGCAGCATCATATAGGACAGTGCGCCCGTTGAGCAATACAACATACCCCCTCTTTCTTAATTCATATCTTCTCCTAATTTCTGCCATATTCTCTTTTGCAGTTAGCATAGAGAACACCCTGTTCGTTTTCTGTGGCAGTCCGTATTTTATTCGCAATCTCTCCGATTTTATGATGTTCTCGAGAGTTGTTTTTCGTTTCTTCCGTGCCTCTTCCGTGTGCATCTTGCAGATGTTCTTGTGCGCTATATGTGCGAGAATATTTTGCTTAAATTCATCGGTTTTACGCAGGTGCATTTTCTGCGCCTTTTGACGAATTTTAGCCTTGCTCGTCTTAAGCAGAACCACAAGCTCCTCAATCGTGCATATAGGGTAATTCTGCACGAGTATTTGTTCCTCTTCTTCGCTCCAAATTTTTCTTTGCATATAACGCATTATTTTTTATTATGTATAACTTTGTACGCTTATCGTTAGAAGGTCGCTTAAATCGCATTAAAAGCGGTCTTTCGGCTATATTACGAGTATGCTACCATTCTCTTTGTACTTTGTTATTCGCATAAGTTTGTTTTTCGGCAATCTGCTCACGCATCTTCCATTAACGCTTACACTGCCAACTATGTTCAGTTCTTGTCTTAAATTCTGGCTGTCTCTCCTGATTATGATTTCGGTGTCGAATATGTCGTTGTTTCTGTAGTGTTCAAGCGAGCTTCTTCCCCCGTTTTTGGCTGGGTCATACCAGTCCTTTCCTGCATTAGTTGTGTTCTGCAAGGCTTCAATCCTTGCGATAGCGCGATTGCGCTCTGGCAGAAACTCCTTGTTGAAGGCAAGCCCTATTCTGCGAGGGTCAAATGACACATAGCTGTTATCGTAACGTCCAGCTTTGTATCGCGAGAAGAACAGCATCAATTCTGTAAGTTTGTAATTTGAAGCTATTGCGGTAAAGTTGTCAACGAACAGCCTGATGCCTTCTGTAAGCACTTCGTTGTCGCTTGCCGAACTCAAGAACATACCTGTTATCTGTATTTCGAGCCAAGACTGGGCCGCGCCAGCGTTATCGTACAGCGTGTTTAACGCACCAAGTGCAGCGCACTCTCTTAGATAAACCTTGTCGCCTATCTGCGCCAGATAATGCCAATTCGCTGGGCTGTAATTCTGCATCAACTTAGATAGGCAGCTGTTCTTCTCCGCCCACATTCGTGAGACGCTCATAGATTGAAGCTTGACATCGCTTAATTGCAATATCGTTTGCTTCTCGCTTACGCTCTGAGGCAGTCTTGTATCTTCGTTCATTTTGTTGTTTCAGCTTTTCTTGTTGTTGTATTTGAATTCTCGCCCAATCGGCAAAATGCCTTTGTAAATCTCTAAGGTTTTCATGCTGTGTGAGCCTAATCTGGCAGTCAGCCTTAAAGTCCTCAAACATCATTTTTAGTTCGCTTGATGACTTATGACTCCTCATTGCAAGCTGCTCCCATACAATCGTATTCGATAAAAATTGATGTTGCAATTCCTCCTCGCGCGCATCGCGCGCGTTGTCGGTGTTGTTGTCGTTATATTCTTTTATATCATTTCCTTTTATTTCCTTTTCTTTTATTGCATTGCATTTGCATTCGGTTTGCATTGCATTTGCATCATTATTTTGTGCTTTTGCATTGCTTTTGCATTGCATTTGCATTGCATTTGCATCGCTCTTTTTGCTTGATTTCCATCGATTTTCTGCAGCCTTCCGTCTAATGTCAGATATTTCGTTTATAATTCCGAGCCTTTTCCTTACAGACCTCGACCAAAAAAATTTTTTGTTGCATTCGAATAAATCCATTTTGCATACAATGTTTTTGAGCATTTCCTCGTCTGCATGTAAGGTGTAAGCAATACTGGGTATTGATGTGATTGGTAGTGTTCCGTCTTGTTCGTACAACATCTCAACAATGCACCAAAACGCTCCTATTCCAGCGAGCCCATACTTTATCATTACCGCTTGCAGTTTGGGGTCGTTCCTCGCATTGTAGTCATGTTGAAAGTAATACGTTTTTTTCATTGCCCGATATTATAGCGTGAGATTGTTGCCCTGATAGATTGCAGGGCTGTAATTATGTCAACGTTAAGACTTGCAGCGTCAATCATAGGCGTGCCATCTATCGCAACATACATCTTGTTGTCATACTCCTTGACTTGCACCCTCTCGGCTAATTGCTTGCACAGGTGGTCGTTAATGCGCTCTATATTGCGCTTTCTGCGCTTCTCGAACGCGTGTATTATATTTTCTATATACATCATAGTTCACGCTGTTTTAACAAGTTCTCAATCTGCGAGCGCATGACCAGTACATTGCGCCCAACCTGAGAACACTGAATGTTGAATTTCTTGCGGTAACTTACCCATGTGTTCGGAGTTATACCGAGCATCTTGCAAGCTTCCTTTGTCCCTATCCACTCGTCTTGTGGCTTAAGGCGTTCTTCAACTCGTTCAAGTATTGATACAACACGCTGCCAGTCCTCCAGTGGTATTGTGACGAATGTCTGTGTCATGGCTCATTGATTATTAGTTTGCATTCATTTTATTTACAAGGCTACAGACGTATCTGTCCGCTTCTATAACCTTGTCATTCAGTTCTTGTATTACGCCCTCATCACGCACAATTTCGAGAGAATACAATGGCTTTCGCATGAATGGGTTGTACACTACGAAGTACGTTTTAGTCGCTCCTGTGACAGCCATGTGAGCGAAGCACTGCCAGTAGTAGTTCGCTTCTACTTTCTTAAGTCCAGCAAGTTTCTCCTCGTAAGTGTCTTGTGTGAACACATTCTTGACGAACTTGATGAAGTTTTGCGCCAAAGGGCATTTAATCTCAATCGCGTAGAAGGCTTTGGCTTCGTTGTCGTAGTACATTCTATCAGGCGAGCTTGCGAAGTTCGGCAGACTCTCGCTCTTTACTGATGGTGGCTCGTCTAACTCAATCGGTGTGTTAGAGCCATCGCCATACTTCTTATTGAATGTCTTGGCGAAGAGGTGTGCGGCTTCACCCTCCATCGAATGTCCCCAGTCTGTTATACGCGAATGACTATCAGTCAGCTCAACGTACTTGGAGAATAGTATATCATTGCCAACTATGACGGGGTTCATGCCTCTCTCAAATGCGAGCTGGTTCATATACGTTTGTGCAGTTTCTGTCCATTCTTCGCCTTTTTTTATCGGCTTGCCCATAAGGTTGCCAACCGCACTTCCCGTTATATTGCCCAGCCTTGAGCGAAACCAGTCAAGTGTATTCTGATTAGTGTTGTCGTACATGGCTTATTCTGTTTGCAGTTCTACGTTTTCCTCAGCATCTTCTACCTGTTCTGCTGCCTGTTCTGCTATTGCCGAAATTGACAGCTCGGTTGCATCTGCTGTTCGCTTGCCGACTTCCTCGTAAGAGGTGTATTTGATGTCTTGCGCTTCCTCTGCAGTTATCAGACCCATGCTGATTTCGGGGCAGTAGGTGCGCTGCCAGAATGCTGCGGCTCTGTATCTTAGCATCTGATTTGGCATTGTAATCCACTTGCTACCGTTCTTTGATGCCCAGCCCTCAGCCTTTGCCATCTTGATGCTTATCCAGTCACCACATAGCGGTTCTTTGTGCTTGGTGTCGGTTATCTCGTAGGCTACAACTCGGCAAGCATAATCATCTGTGCCTTCTGTGCCTCGGAACTCATATCGCAGAGCAGAGAACCGTTTGCTTGCATTGATACAAGCTATAAGGAACTTGCTGCTGAATGCTGGTTGGCCATGCACTATGTACAAGTTCTGCATCAGCATCAGTGGATTGGCTTGCATACGTGTTGCCATCTCCAGTGCGATTGTGCAATTTGCTATAACAGCCTCTGCTGGTAGTGGCTCGCGGCCCTTGAACCTGTATGAGTCAGGTATAAAGTTTGACATAGCATAGAGTCTTGCAATTCTCTGCGTGGCCTCGAACTGCTTAACCTGCTGGCCGACTGGAGTTGCAGCAAACTCGGTGTCTTGCTTAATTCTAAGCAACTGAATTTCTTGTTCTTGCGGTGTCATCGTTACAACCGCATTGTTCTTGTTTTGTTCCATTGTCTTAGGTGTTGTTATGTGTTTTACAATAGTCCAGCGTACCACTCCTCTTCGTGATACAGCGTTGAACCAATCAGTTTTAATTCTTTCTTCGCTTCTTCCGTATCTGCTTCTTTTGCCATGTCGAACACCTTTATGCTGTCAAAGTAAGTGTACGACTTCGCTCTCCGAATCAGTTCTTTGTCTTTTTCCGTCATCATAGCTCGTAATCATTACTGCCAAACTCTTCCCTGACATATTGCAGGGCGTCAACTACATTACATGATGTGTTGCGCGCGGACTTTAGCTCTTCTATTTCCTCCCAGCCTACCTTTTCTTTTTGCAGCTGGACTACAAGTGCATCAATCTCTTTATACACCTCGTAGGCCTTGTGCTCTATGGCTTTTATCTTGCCAGTCTGTTTCGTGTCCATTTAGCAATCCTCCAAAGACAATTTTATCAGTGTTTGCACGCAATCAGGAAACATTCCAGCCCTGTATATGCACACGGCAATAATTGCGGTCGCAATAAAAAGTGAGATGCCGCAGAATGGTATCATATCGTACAGCGTTATACAACCGTGTCCAGTTGATACGCACATCATTGCACAAGCGATAAAATCAAGTACAACGATTAAGGAGAAACACAACCACTTTATCATCGTATTCTTTTAGTTACAATTCCTTTTTTAAGCAGCATATTCCTTACTGCCTGAGTTGATATATTCTCATTCTTCGATATTACCTGCATAAGTCGCCATTTTGCGGCTGTCGGGTATTTTTGTTTTAGCTCCAAGAACGAGCATACTACACGTTTCTGACGTTCGTATCTTCTTTTCTCGTTCTCTGTCATTAAGATGTCTGTCATACCTTTATTCTTTTATTTGTATATTAGTTTTAGTGCAGGCGGCTGGAGTCGAACCAGCGAATGTCCTAACGTTTCGCGAATACCGAACACGCAACCAAAGGCTATCCAGCATCTATGCTGATTGCGAGTCCAATGTACTATATTCTGCCGCCTATCCGATTAACGGCCTATCACCTGCGTTTGCCCGTCTTTCCGAGCTGCCAGCCCCTCGCTTGGCTGCTTGACTTTTGAGTTGGCGAGTTAAATGCAACACTTTGCACTCATGGGCATTTCTTATGCGATTTCCAAGTAATTAAGTCCGTATGTGTCAGAACATTCTACAAACTTTCCAAAACGGTTTTTGTTGCAAGCGAACCCCTTGAACCACTGTTGCAAGTGGTAAGAGCTACATTTTAGAAGCTTTGAAAGTTTCCAAGTTGTTTCTTGCAACTTGTTGTCCTCGTTTACTTTCTTTCCGAAGTAAACGAGGAGCGCGCTTACAGCACTCATTTCAGTTTCACACACAGTTCCGTAAAGGAGGGGCGATTGAATAGCATCGCATATTTCTCCCTTTTCTTCGTTGATGCACTCGGCCATTATCTCAACCTCGCGAGCCTCGTACTCGTCAAGGCCGAATTTTTTTACCATGGCCTTTATATCTTTCTTGTATATCGTTTTATTCATTGTTTTTATTTGTTATATTTGCAATCTGTTTTGCAGCGTTATTTATTACTTTGTTTCTTAATTGCGTTGCAAAGATATAACAAAATTATATTCCAACAAAATAAAGATATAAGAAAATTATAAGTTTAATATATTTTAGTGCAAAAAAACATGAATACTACAACAAAACAACAAAGATTTAAGTCTGCGTTCGAATATCTTAGATATAACGGTTATATACAGAAGCAGAAAGACTTGGCCGCCATAATGAACACATCTGCCCCAAACATTTCTAATGCCTTAAAGGGTCTTGAAGGTGTCCTTACAGATGGCTTCATCGTTAAGTTCAATTCATCTTTCAACAATGTATTCAATACAGACTGGCTCCTGACTGGAGAAGGTGAGATGCTTCGAGACCAATCTACAACCAACATAGAGAGCAACAACACCTATGGAGATAACGCCATCGGAAACAATATAACTATTATGAACGCGCGCACGCGAGAGGAAAATGAAAACGATAAGCACAAAGAAATCATATATAAGCCAGTCGTTACGAAGCAGCTCGCCACACAGCCTGATACAGACGTGTATTCTGCGATTAAGGAGGACAAAACGCTGAAGCTGCAATACATTCCAACTATACCGCCTTACACATCTATTGATTTTTACTATACAATTAGACAAGACGCGATGCTGCCCGAATATAAACTCGGAGAAGTCCTCGCACTTGAACACATGAGGAGTAATTCGGACATTGTGCAAGGTGCTGCAATGGTAGTTGATACAAGTGATTTTGGTTTTTTGTTTAGACGAATATACGACCGAGGAGATTACTACGAGTGCAGGAGAATTAACGAGGACAGCGTATTCGAGAATCAAAATGTGCCGAAATCTAAAGTCATAAGGCTGTACAGAGTGGTCTATTCGATGAAATTTGGTGATTAAGAACTGCAATAGATTTTTTACTTGTAGCCCTACCGATTTTAGTAGGGCTACAAGAACACGAGCTAAATAATAATTGTCATGAAATACGTATACACCTTTGCAGTTGACGCGCGCGGCTCTCTCCGCGTGTTCATAACATACAACAAGCGTAAATTCTCTTATTCACTCGGGTTTAGTGTGGACAAGAGCAAATGGGATATGTCCATGCAGCGGTGCAAGCGCAACACAACTCACGGAAAGAGCTTTACTCCTGCAATTAAGATAAATGCCGAGATACAGAGGTATGAGGAGACAATACAATCCGTTGCCAACTCATTCAAGGAGTCGCCTGCAATAGAGGATTTCAAGGCTGCGCTTGACAAGGAATTTAAGAGAGAAAATAAAACTGCACAAAAGGAGGGTTTCTTTGACCTTTACGATGCCTATATCAACGAACAGAGCAAATTATGTCATTGGGGCAAGAGTGTAGTATACAAGCACAGGAAGCTACTGCAAGAATGGAAAATGTTCGATGCCGAGATGAGCATAGACAAAATAAAGCCAGAAACGCTTGACAAATTTGCAGTATTTCAAACAGACCTCGGCCACCAGAACGAAACGACAAAAAAGAAACTGTCAATGTCCAAGTGGTTCTTCCGCTGGCTTGTGGCTAAGGGCTTGTTGACAGACATCTCCTTTACTGCACAGAAAACGCATCTAAAACGTGCCAACCGCAATGTGGTATTTCTTACATGGGAGGAACTGATGAAGGTATACAATCACACATTTGAGTACCCTTACCTTTCGCGCACTCGCGATATATTTTGCTTTTGCTGTTTTACTTCATTGCGTTATTCCGATGCAGCCGCACTTAGAAAGACAGACATATACGATGATGCGATACACATCACAACACAGAAAACGAATGATAAGATTACAATAGAGTTGAACAACTACTCACGAACAATCTTACAGCGTTATGCGGACAACGATACAGACAAAGCTCTCCCTGTCATCTCCAACCAAAAAATGAACGTATATATCAAGGAGGTGTGCCGCCAATGCGGTATCAACGAGAAACTAACAGATATATATTATATAGGTGGGAAGAAAATAGAGGAAACGAAAGAAAAATGGCAGATGGTCGGAACGCACAGCGGAAGGCGTACATTTATCTGCAATGCGCTGATGCTTGGAATAGCTCCAAATGTTGTCATGAAGTGGACTGGACACTCAGATTATAAAAGTATGAAACCTTACATCGACATTGCGGATAAAGCCAAAAAAACGGCTATGGACTTGTTCAACAAGTAGCCATAACCGCTTATTTCGCACGCATTTTAGCACGCATATTTCGTAAAGTACTGAAAATCAGTACACTTTGTGGACCAGCTAGG